ATGGCAAGCATCAGAAAGAGGATTCGCAAAGACGGATCCGCGACATGGCAGGTACTGTTCCGGAACGTTGACACGGGCAGGCAAGAGGGCATCACCTACACCCTGGAGGCCGACGCCAACAGGATGCGGAACCTGCTCGAGGCGAACGGGAATTCATACCGGATCGCCGAGGCCGCGATCGAAGCGGCGGACCAGAGAGCAAGAACGGTGGCCGACGTCGTGCAGGAGCATATCGACCTGCTCATCAAGCCGGGGCCGCAGACGATCCACAACTACCGGGCCATGCTCGAGCATCACATCAAGGACAGCCTCGGTGCCGCCGCAGTGTCATCCATCGACTACCGGCACATCACGGCTTGGATCCGTGGGATGCAGAAGAAGAAGCTTTCCCCCAAGACCATCCGCAACGTACATGGTTTGCTCTCGGCTTCCATGGAAACGGCGGTGCGGCTCAAGTATCGTCCGGACAATCCTTGCCGGGGCGTTGACCTGCCCTCGAGCGAGCATCGCGGGAACAAGATGACCGTGCTGACCTATGGGGAGTTCAAGACGCTACGGGAGTCGATCAGTGAACGCTACCGGCCGTTCGTGCTGTTCCTGGCCGTGACGGGCGCCCGCTTCGGTGAGGCTACAGCGGTGAAGGTCGGCGACGTACATCTTGACGGCCACACGGCCACGGTCAACCTGACCAAGGCGTGGAAGCGGCAGGGCTCCACGGGATATGCGATCGGTGAGCCGAAGAATGAGTTTTCGTGGCGGACGGTGTCACTCTCGGATGCGCTGGTGCGTGAACTGCGCCCGCTGGTCGATGGCCGGCGCGGGGATGAGTTCCTGTTCACGAACCGTGACGGGGTGTCCCATGTGGATCACCGCTCGTTCTATCAGAAGCATTGGGTGCCGACGATCGCACGGCTCAACAAGGACAAGACTGTCAACTTCACCAAGACGCCACGCATCCACGACTTAAGGCATACGTCGGCTTCGTGGCTTCTCCAGGAACATATGGACACGTTCAAGGTAGCGAGACGGCTAGGCCACTCGTCAACGGCCATGATTGACCGCGTGTATGGCCACCTGATGCCCGAGGCGATGGTGGAAGGAACCCGCACGATGAACAACGCCATGCGCGAACTCCTCCCACCCGAAGCACTCGAGAGCTAAGCGGCACGCCTGTAGTTGTTCCGGAACTCGGCTAGCTCGCGTTCCCGCTTCTTGCATTTGTTGAGCATGGCGCGTTCAGCGTTGGCTTTGCGGCAGAGGTCGCAGCGGCACTTGTAGATGCTGCCGTAGCGGGAAATCGTGCCGTGTTCCGGAGTGGGGCGCTGGGCTTTGGTCTTTGCCTTATGGCAGGGGACGCAAAGCGTCTGGCATTTGGCGAGTTCCCCGGCTCTGCGTTCGGCGGACCATGACCAGACGCTGTGGGTCACTTTGAGTGCGGGGTCGATATGGTCCACCTCGAGCGGTCCTGCGGATCCGCAATGGACGCAGGATTTGCCTTCGAGGTAGGCGGCGCGGTTCTTCGCGCACCATTCGCGCTGATATTTTCGCTTCTGTGCGTTAGAGTAAGCCATGTAGCCAGTTCCTTAGAGTAGATGGTTGCCATGCCCCGGATGTTCATGCATCGCGGGGCCTTTTCGTGCAACTCAATCTTACTAGTTCGGCTACCACTTTGCGATAGTCGAGACACCACTTAATGCAAGAAAGCCCCCGCCATTCACGAGGAATGACGGGGGCTTGGGTTCTTTCTACTACTAAGCGACTGGTACTTCGGCTACCGCGACCGGTGCTTCGAATACGGGTTCAACCACGGCGGGTGCGACTGCGGCGAGCGCGGACGCTTGTGCGGCCTCGACCTTGGCGGCGGGGAACGTAGCGGCGGGGGCGATGTCGGGCTGCGGCGCAACCGGCGTGTCGCTGGCAGGGGCCGCTACGGCTGCCTGTGCTGCCGCCCCAGCATCCCGGAGCGGGTCGGCTTTCAGGAATGCCCGGAGCGCGTACGAGCCGCCGATGACGACACCGTAGGCGATGGGCTGCAGCTTACCGAGGAACGCGAGGGAGTCCGGGGCGAGGCTGTCGAGCAGGGTCAACAGGAGTGTGGCGTACGCTGCGGCGTTGGCGCCTGCGGTGACCTTGGGTGAGATGGGGGTGTTAGCCATGGGGATATTCCTTACTTCTTGACGATTTGGATGTTGAGCCCGTTGACGATGGCGTCGGCGATGGCTTGCGGGTCGGCTGCCACGTTGGTGACAGCGGAGGTTGCGGCAGGCTTGGCGTTGATGGAGTCCAGGAGCCATGCGACGGATGCTGTTGCACCGCCAGTGAGGGGCAGTTTGGCGTTGAGGAACGCGTTCGGGGCGCGGTTGACGACTGCCTGCACGATGTCCTCAGCCTGGTTGGGGTTGATGGTCAGGTGCCCGGAGAGGGTGGCTACGGTGTCTTTGATGAGCTGCTGCGTGACACCCTCTGTGGCCCACATTTTGTTGATTGAGTCGTTCACGCAAGCCTGTACAAAGAGCTTGAGTTCGTTCATTTGGTCCGGTGTCACGGGTTCCTCCGCGGGTGTGGTGGATTGGAAGTTGATGGACCCGGCCCCGTAGTAGGGGGTGGGGTCGGTGCGGCCGTAGATGAGGCCGTTTCCGGTGGTGTAGGCGTCGTCGATGAGTGCTTCGACGTGGAGGTGCGCACCCAACGTGACGCCGGGTGCGCGGGTGTTACCGGAGAGGGCGATCTGTTGTCCCTCGGTTACCGTGTCTCCGGGGTTGAGGGGTGTTTCGGAGAGGTGCGCGTACACGCCTTTCCAGCCGACGTGTTGGATGACGATGACGATGCCGGGGAAGGTTTTGTAGAGGTACCAGCGTTCCCGGTAGCCTGCGTCTGATTCGTCGCCGGGGAGGTTGGTTCCCCAGTCGGCCCAGAGGACGGTTCCTGCGGCGATGGCGTGGACGGGGGTTCCGATGGGGGTTCCGATGTCCTGGCCTGCGTGCCCGTACGGCTGGTAGTTCCCATACGCTGCGACGAGCTGCTGAACCTCAGTGCCGTTGGGGTCCGGGGTGACACCGCCCGTTGCGTAGGAGGCGAAGTCCTGTGTGACGCCGAATTCATCGGCTACTGGTCTCATGCCGTCTCCTGCGGGTGGACGTTGACGATCGTGGATGGTCCGGGCTTGAGGTGTTCTTCGAGGCGTTCGGCCAAGGCCTTCTGCCCATCCTCGAGCCGAAGAGTTGCATCCTTCACGGATGAGCCGTTGTTGAACTCGACCTCATGGCGGATGGTCTCGAGGACCGCGTTCTGATCGTGAAGGGTCGTTCCCTGCGTGGCCTGGGTGTCTTCGAGGACTTTCAAGCGCTCCATGACACCCGGCTCGGCGTCAACTCCGGGGCGTGCGGGTCGACCTTCCCAGTCGTCGAAGAAGTTGCCGATGCGCTGCTTCCATCCGCGCTTCCATTGCCGCCACGAGGCGTGCGCTTTGACGAGTCCGATGATGGTTCCTACGAGTGCTGCGATGGCTCCGATAGCGCCTAGAATTTGGGGGTTCGTCAGGTCAGGCATGGCGTTACCCGACCTTTGTGATGCGTACGCGGCCGGCCCATGTGGTGGTGCCGGATGCGAGGGTGATGTAGGTGGTGAGGAAGAGGACGGTTCCTGCGGCGCACCGGAAGTTGGGGATGTTGGTGCTGATCAGGTTTTCGCCGACGACACCGGATGAGCGCGACCAAGAGTTGGATCCGCCGTCACCGATCTGCGTGAAAGCCCTGCCCGTGGTGCCGCTACCCCAGCTGCCTACGAGGTGGATGGAGTATTCGCCTGCGTCGCGGAGGGTGATGCGGTCGGTGCCGGGGGTCGACGTGAAGCTTTGGTCGGTGGTGAGGCTGGACGTGTCGAGGGTGAGTGCGCCGGTGCCCCAGACAGTTGCGGAGGGGATGCCGGACGCGGAGAACGTCCACTCGGCATGTTGGCGCGCAAGGGGCTGGATGACGGGGTTGAGGATCGCCGTGATGTGTGCGTTGTCGATGGACGACGCGGAGGCGGTGACGTTGATCCAGGCGAGGGCGATGGCGTTGGCGGGGATGGCGGTTGCGTTGGCGGGGTAGGTTGCGCCGGAGGTGGGGACGCCTTGTGCGATACCCAAAACTGCGGTGTTGTTAGTGCCCGCGTATTGGGAGTCTTGGATGGCGAGGTAGACCACGTCAATGCGCGGGTTGGTGGGGTCCGATGTGCCCACGGTGACGGTTGCTGCTGCGTCGTTGAGCGCGAAGTACATGGCCTGTTTGGAGAAGTTGCCACCGGTGACGTTGCCGACGTTTGTTCCGGGCACCCATGCGCGGCCTACGCCTACGAGGATGTTCATGGAGGGTGAGCCGGTTTGGGTGACTGCGAGGTCACCAGCGGTGACGAGGCCGCCTCCGGGGGGCACGAGGGATGAGACTGCCTGCCGGAACAGATCGGCGCTGTGCGAGCCATTCTGCAACGCGTAAGGAACGCTACTGACTGTCAAGGGGGGCTCCTAAGTTGGGCACGAAAAAAGCCCCAACTAGGAGGCTTCGTAAATTCGTTGGACGAAAAGGTTTTAATTTGTGGACGGGCGGGTTACCCTTGGGGCATGGAAACGAAATCAGTGGTCTTGGGGGTCGCGGGCACGATGCTTGGCATCGGGGTCCTGTTCGGTGGTATCGCCATCGCGAACGCTGACAACGCGTCGGCTCCCGCGCCGGTCGTTTCCGTGACCACTTCCGCGCCGACAACGGCAGCGGCAACCCCAACACCGGAGCCAGTAGTGACCACAGCAACACCCGAACCCGTAGTTACGACTCCCGCGGCTGTTGAGCCTGCACCGGCTCCCGTTGTGGTTGAGCCAGCGCCGGTTGTGGCTGAACCTGCTCCCGTAGTCGCCCCAGCACCCGCCTATGTGCCGCCGACGAACGCGCCTGCTCCGAAGAGCAATACCGTTGGTACGCCCGCGCCTGGGGACATCAAAAACCAGGAGAAGGTCACTGGCCCGGTTACCCTGCCTGACGGTTCAGTGTTCTACCCGAACGCGCCGGCCAAGCCTTAGCGGTAGAAGAGGATCATTGCGTCAAGGTTCAATGCCTTGGCGCTATCTACCGTCCATGTGGCCAGTCCTGAGGATGCCGCTGCGGTGATGTAGAACGTTGACCCCACGGGATTCAAGATGCCCGTAATTACCTTCGTTAGGTGTGCGACGTTCCCGGCTGCCGCGTCCACCTGTGCTGACCAGCCGTTTCCGGCGCCGTTGATGGTACATGTCAGGTAGGCCGAGTCGAGCGATCCGGTCGTATTTCTGGCGTTCATGATTGCCGTTGCCGAGATGGCCGCTTTGGTGAATCCTGCGGGTACGGTGACGGTGATCCGGGCGAGTTCCACGTTGGCCCCGGTATAGAGCGCAAAGGCTGATGCGTCAGCGTGTGCCGCCAATGGCGATACGGGGGCTTGGAGTGCTGCGTTGCTAATCGATCCATTGGGCACCGACAGGTTGCCGTTGATGTTCACATTGCCGTTGAAATTCGCTGACCCGTCGATGGTGGATAGGGTCACGCTTTCCGCGCCTGTTGGGTCAAAGAGGTGTAGCCCGTTCTTGTCGGTGCTGAGCCCTTGCCCGCCGTCTTGCCCGGTGCTGGCGTGGAGCAGGATGGGCTGTGTTGACAGGTCCCGGAGCCTAGCTTCGATGGCGTTGAGCCGTTGTGGTAGATCCCGGCCCATGCCCAGTATTGCGTTCACCATGCGGGGATACTCCTAGAAGACTGGTGGGCGGTTGAGGGTGAGTTGGTAGGTTGCTACGCCTTCGTCGGGGTAGGTGACGGTGTAGGCGACGATGCGCCACCATTGGCTGAGTCCTTGGGGGAACCATGGGCTGCGTGGTGAGTAGACGCGCACGTCGTCGCCGATCATGAACGAACCGAGCGGTAGGGGTGCGTAGTCGATGGGCATCGTGATGACGGGGACGGTGACTGGCCGGCCGAACATTTGGAGTAGCCCGTTGGCTTGGGCGTCGAGTTCGGGCTGTGTGCTGAGCCGGTTGAACTGGTACACCATTTGCAGGAGGGGTGGCTGCCCGAGGCCGCCGCGGGGGAACTTCGCGTCTTTGATGGACGTGGGTTGCACCCCGCCTGAGCCCGAGCCGACGACGATGGCCTGGTTGCCTGCTGCTGCTGCGTTCCTGGTCCAGTCCCAACTGATGGCTTGGGAGAGGTCGATGGACGCTTGTGAGACGGTCTGGTCTCTGCCGCAGCGTGGGGCCGCGATGTTGAGCGTGTGGGCTGGTTGGCCGTTGATGAACACGTCGGTCATGTAGTAGTCGACGCCGCCCGTACCGGGGGTGATGGCTGCGGTGCAGTCGGCGATGATTTGGGCTGCGGTGACGCGCTGGTTGACCGTGTAGCTTGGCGTGATGCTGGGCGGCGGGGAGTTGAGCGCGAGACGTGGGGTGATGCGCATGTTGGCGGCTGGCTGGTTCTGGGTGTCGGCCACGACGTTGTAGAGCAGTTGCGCGGGGTTGACTGTCGTGTTGTAGGACTTGGTGGCGATGACCTGCGTGAAGTAGGACGTCAGGCCCTTGCCCGCGATGGTGAGCGTCGGGTCGTTGGACGACATGTGCGTGTTCCATGCGATGCCGGAGTAGCGGATGCTGAACGGGGAGTCGGCGATGATGATCTTGAACGGGGTATCGTCACCCAACGCGAGGATGATGGCGGCTTGTTGCGCGGCCATGGCGTCGGTCAGGTCGATCTTCATCGAGAATTCGCCTGCGTCGTTCATGCGCACCGAGTAGCTGGGCTGGATGGCGCGAAGGTTCGTCAACAGGGTGTTGGTGTTCAGGTCCCAGGCTGTGATGGTGGGGGGGGCCACGTGGCAGCCTTTCTAAGCGACGGAGTAGGCGGGGAGGGCGTAACCGGTGAGCTGCGACGCGACCGCCGTGGAGTCGGAGGATCCGTAGCCGATGGTGTTGTTGCCGGGGCCGAGTCCGAAGAATGTTGTGGAGATGTCGACGGTGTTGTTGCGGTTCGCGGTGCCGTTGAGGGTGACGGTTCCGGACTGGCAGTCGACGCCGAGGACATCGGACGCAGCCAAGGTGATGTTGAGTTTGATTTGTTGGCCGGTTGCCTGGTTTTGGATGACAGGGTTGGCGACTGGCCCGGTGATGGTGAAGTAGGGGAACGTGGTGTAGGCGCCGGTGTTGTTGAGTTGGAAGGTGCCGCCCGAGGATGCCCCGAAGGTGAGGTTGAACGTGGCGGGGAACGTCATGCCGCTGGTGGGGTTCGGGAGGCCGCAGGAACCGGTCAGGATCGTGTTGTCGTAGAGCAGACCGTCCGGGCATGACCACTCGGTTGAGATGTTGATGCGCCCGTATTGGAAGTCCGTGTCGATGGGGGCGGTGAAACGGACGGGGCGTCCGAAGAAGATGAGCGGCGCGGGGCGGGACGGGAGTTGCACCATCGCCCCATAGACGGGCTTGGACGCGCCCACACCGGCCTGTTGGCGTAGGTAGTCGCCCGAGGTCATGCACACGGTTGACGGGTCGATGACGTTCTGATGCGCCGCCGTAGCCAACGCCAACGCCGCCTCAGTACCTCCCGTGGTGCGGGTGATCTGGTAGTTGATGCCGACCGTGCGCTCACCAATCAGGTTCAACCCCGGCAACGCACCGTCACGCTGCCCACGGTTCACGTTCCCCTGACGGATCGGCGGCAAATCACGCAACCCCGTCGTGCCCATGAAGTTGATGTCCGTACCGTTGCCGAGGATCGCACCCGCAGACGAAATATAGATCTGGTAGTTAGACAAGGTAGCGGCCACAAACACGACAGCGGGCAAAGCGGCCTCCTAAAATGGGTACGAAAAAGGCCCCCACCGGATGATGGGAGCCTTACGGGTGAAACAAATTGAGTTAGGGCACTAGGCCGGTCTTATCTAGCCCTTATCATGGGACCAATCACAACTGACTTTTGGGGGAAATGATGGCTACGCGCCGCCACAGCATTGCAACCAAGTGGAAGCTGATCAGCCTTGGCGTGCTGGCTGTTGTCGCCCTGGCAATTGCGGGGTTCGCGATCCTGCGGGTGCCGACGTCCGCCCCGGTGTCCGCCCAGGTTGCTTCCTTCACCCCATCGCCGCAGCCGACGCCCACTTACTTGACGATGACAGGGTTCCTTGGGGACTCGTACACCGCGGGTGACGGCGGTGCGTCCAAGTCGGAGCGCTGGACTACTCTCGTTGCACAGAAGCGCAACTGGGTCGAGACGAACGCTGGATTCGGCGGCACCGGCTACGGCACGGCGGGACGCCTTACGGGCGGCGCACCCTACGCCGACCGGGTGCCGGCGCTTGTCAATGCTGAGGCGAAGCTTGTTATTGTCTCGGGTGGCCGTAACGATCTGACGGAGAAGACCTCTGCGGCTCAGGTTGCTGCCGGGATCACGAAGACGTTCACTGACTTGCGGAAGGGTCTTCCGAATGCCCGGATTATCGCGCTCAGCCCGTTGTGGGACTCGACCGCTGCTCCATCGGGTTTGGCGGCTATCGGTGATGAGGTGAAGGCCGCTGTCGAGGGCGTTGGTGGTCAGTATGTTGATCTCGGCCAGCCGTTCGCGGGCCGGGCTGATCTGATCGGCCCGGATCATGTGCACCCCACTGTTGCCGGGTATGCGTTCCTTGCCGATCAGATCGATGCAGCCCTACCGAAAGACCTTCCCTAAACGTCCAGGTAGGCCCAGTGCTAACTCAACCAGCTGGAAGGAATCGCTGCGCGAACGAATTGGGCGACTAGGGCGTGGCCGTAAGAGTTGTGGTGCAAGTCGTTCTGGACGGCATGCCAGCTTTTGGTGGCGTCGTAGCTGACGGCAGAGAAGTCCGGGTCAGTACCGGCGTTTATGCGTGCGAGCATCGCCGCGTAAACGTCAACGAACACTACGGATGCGTTGCCACCTATCAGAACGTTTTCGGCGGTGACAGCGGCTTGTTGGTCGGCGCGGAGGGCAGCATTCGCGGCAAGCGGGGTGGATGGCGTATCGCCCCCGGTCGTCCAGTTCTGGTAGCCGTAGCCGATGACGAGCACCCGTGTGCATGCCGTGGGTGTGGTCGTGTTGGTTGCGATCCGATACCAGCCGCGTTCACCCGACTGGCCGGGATAGGCGCACTCCCAAACTGTCTGACCGGCGATCGTCCCCGAGATCTTGGCAGGCTGGGACAGCCCGACAGGCCCGATGCCGCCCGTGGTCGACGTGTCCGAGAGGACCACGTATCGGTCGCCCTGGTTCGCCGTCGCGGGAAGGCTTGCCTGCCCAGAGACCGTGACCCCGGAACCGATGCGGTTGGTGTCGCCGCGAACCCCGAACTTCGCGACCTTTATCAGTGCCTGAAGGTTCGCCTGTATGGTGGCGTCCGCGATGGATTGCAGTTTGTCGTTGATGCCGCCGTTGATTGCGACTATCAGGGGGGTGTCGTAGAAGGAGACCGCATCGGCTCGGGCGAGGAACTGGTCAGTTCTTTCCCCTCCGATACCGAATGCTCGGGTGCGGATACTGTAGCCTTCCCGGCGGAGCATCCGGGTGAGTTGTGCTGCCCACGTTGCGAAGCCGGGAACCTGGTAGGCGTTGAGAAGTGTGGTCTGGGAGTCACCAATGGCGGTGAGGGTTTGCTTGGTCACTGGGTGAACCCTTCCGGGATGTAGGTCATGGTCACATCGGTGCCGGTGTCCTGCTTCACTTTGTAGCTGGACAGAACGAACGGGGCCGCCCACGTCATCGACGCTGTGCCGCCCGCTGGAACGGTGACTGTCTTGAGGGCTGTCACACCGTCTGACGCAAAAAGCGTTACGGTGCGTGCTGTGGCACCGGAGCAGTAGAAGTCGAGTTGCCGTCCAAGCGCACCGGACGACGCGATTGTTACCGCCGACGCGGTGAGTGTCTGTGTGGTGAGCGACTGACCGATACCTGCCGGGTAGTTGGCGGCACCCTTCGCCCGTTCGACCAGCCAGCCAAAGAAGGTTAGCGAAGACACCGCCGTAGCAGCATCTCCCGCAACGCAGATCGTGACAGTGTGCGGGCCATCGTCGAGGAGATCTTCGGCTATCAGGAAGGACGCTGCGCCGTCAAAGTTGCTGAGCACGGTCGGGATTGTGTCAACGCGGGTATTGATATTCCGAAGCGCAATCGGCTCGCCATCTACGATAGCCGTGATATTTGGCAGGGCGTTAGCGAAATGGCGGCGCATGCGGAGTCCAATGATGCGGCCCCAAAGCTGCGTGCGGAAGTACGCATAACCGTTCGCCCCGGTAGGGATAGTGATCGAGACTGGCTTGCCAGGCAGCGGATTGTCGGTGGCGATCGACGCATAGCCGCAGGTTGCACCAGCCGAGTTAGCGAACTGGATGTTGTAGAAGGGGACAGGGATCAATTCACCCTGAGCGATCTTCGTCAGGACAGCCCCTTGACGACCATCGTCATAGTTCTTGGCAATGGTCATAGCTCGACCCCGTTCTGGTAGAGAGTGACGCCACCGCTAGAATCCACGACGGCATGCACATAGTTGGGGCTCCCGGAAGCGGGGGCATAAGTGGCATTAAGTGCCGCGGCTGTTGCGCTCCCCGGTGTGTTGATGAAGCTTGATATGGCGCTGTCTTGTTGGACGCAGTTGATCGTCCATGCGTACACTTTGGTGGCGTCCGCAATAACAACGGTGGAGTTGGTGGCTTGCTGGAACTGCGGGAACACACCCTTCGTGCCCGAGTTCAGGATCCCGCCCGCGAGGGGGTTGTTGAACGTGTCCGTGATCGGCAACGGCGTCGAGAAGGACGTGTCCGTGACCGCGTACACCTGGAACGACACATTCTTGACCACCGCGTTAGTGGCGGGATCCTCAGCGACCATCGCAGGGAAAGTGAAGGCCACTGAGGACCCCTCTCTGATTGATTAGGAAGTACGCAAAACCCATGCCAGTTCGTTAGCGATCTGACCCGCCGTAGCATTCGTTTGCGCGTTGATAGTGACCTGCGGGGACCCGGACGATTGGTGCGACATGCCCGTGGGCGACGCCGAACCCGTAGCGCCCGCATAGCCCGGCGCCGGGGCGAGGGCGCCCCTGTTGATCTGGGACAGGAACCCGACACCGTACTTCTGCACCGCCGCTTGACGGACAATGAATTCGCCGTTCGACACGCGGGCAAGCATCGAATCCGACGTGCCCGAACCGGGGCCGCTAAGCAACCCACCGCCCGGATACCCGCCCACCATGCCACCGCCAGCGAACGCCACAAGACCGCCCGAAGCGTAAGCCTGCGTGGTACGTCCGCCGCCAGCGTCTTCCGCGTGCTGACGGACAGCCGTACCCGACTCCGTGTACTGCACATTCACGGCCACGTTCTTGTACGTTGGCAGCTTGTCCAGTGAGTTCTGGAGCTTGTTAGCTTCGTCGCGGGCTTGCGAGTCCATCCACGTCTTCACGTCAACGTTCTTCGGGATACCCAGAAGGTTGCGGGTCAAGTCGACCGCCGCCTGACCATGGATGCCTTCTGCGTTAGCGGCGTTGATCATGTTGTCGTACGTGTCCTGCAAAGCCCCGACAACGGAGTCTTTGCCCTGACCGACCATGGACTTGGCGACCTCAATGCCCTTGTCCTTGACAGACGTGAACCTGTCGTTCAGTTGCCGGCCACCTTCGTCCGCGAGGTTGAAGTCGGTGCTGGTGTCATTGAGCGCGTTGGACAGGTCTACGTGCTGCTTAACAAGGTCGGGGATCGCATTTTTCGCGTCCTCGATGGTTTTGTTGAAGTTTCCCGTCGCGGCACGGGCCGTTTCGGTCTTCATGCCCGTCTGCAGCATCCCGTCCAAAACCTTGCCGAGGTCAGTTGCCAGACCATCAGCGGAAACACCAGCATCATCCAGGGACTTCTGCAGTTCAGGGGTGATCGGGTGGACACGGCCGATAGCGTCCGTGAAGCCCGCCGTTGAACCCGCCGCGTCCTGCATGGCCTTCGGGATCTTCCCGTACGCATACTCGAGCAATTCCTGTTGAGAGACTTGCTTACCGGTCGCGTCAACCTGACTTTGCAGCGCATCCTTGTAGCCGGGCATCGAGTCGAGGAGCTTCTGCAACGATTCCTTGGAACCGTCCGTGTGGAGAGCCAACTGCTGGAACGCCGACTGAGCCTTGGGCAGGTTCGACCCGGCAAGTTTCCCGAGTTCGTCACCCATGCCCTTCACCTTGTCTTGCGCCTGACCGAGGGCCGTCTTAGCCAACCCAATGGAAGACGCGAAACCATCAGTTACGGCGTAGGCCTGCTCCAAACCGGACGGGTGGATGACGTGCTGAAGCGCGTCGTCCAAACCCTTGATGTTCGACGTGGACGCCCCGAACATGGTGTCCCAGGTGGAGAACATCGTGTTCAGTTCAGACTTGCCCGCCGCATTCCCGGCATCGGAGAAGTCCGTGAGGGCTTTCGTCATTTTCTCGACGTCCACCGTCGCATGGTTCGTGTTCGCGGACATGACCGTTGCGGCTGCTGCGACCGCCACGAAACCCGTGGCCGCACCGAGCATCATGCCGCCCATGCCCTTGACCTTCGCTCCGGCAAGTTCGGCTTTGGTGGAGAATGAGCCCACCGCGATTTCGTCGGCTGTCATGCCGCTCACGAACAGGGCCGACTGCGCAATGGCCGTGGCACCCATGTCGACCAAACCGCTAACCGTCTTTACGACGGTTTTGCCCATCTGGATGCCGAAATTCACGGCAGAGATAGTGAGCGCCCCGCCAATGACCCCGGCAATGCCAAGAAGTACGGGGTTGCCCTGTTCGAATCCGTGCACAAGGTCCGTGAACCCGCCCACCGCATCCTTCGCGGCAGGAACAAGCTTCGTGCCCAGCTCAATGCCAAGGTTCTGGACCATGGCCTCGGTCTGGTTCATTTTGACGGACAGGGTTGACTGCATGTCAGCCCACGTACTGATGTCAGAGCCAGTCTTCTTGCCCGCGTCGCCGATGGCCTTGATGTTCGCTTCGAACTCGCGCCCGTTGTTCATCAAAAGCATTTGAGCGGCACGCATGGCTGTAACGTTGCCGAGAGTGTCCCGGAGCGCGGCGTTATACGTCTCGTAGGCCGGCTTACCGGCCTTGAGGGAGTCAGTGACGCCCGAGTTGGCTTTGTAGAGGGTCAGGAACTGGTTGCCCAGTGCGCCCGCTTCGCCACCGAGACCCTTGACCTCCTTGGTGTACTCCTTCTGGCTGACAGTGCCGTCCTTGAGGCCCTGCGAGACCTGGGCCATCGTCGGGGACATTTGCCCCATGATGGTGTCCATCGCCTTCGCGGCGTTGGCGTTATCCTTCATGGTGCCCGTAAAGACCATGCCGTCTTTGGTGTGCGCCTTGATCGCGTCATCCACGATCTTCAACGAGCCGGAGAGGCCACGGTCGCCAAGGTGCTGCGCCAAGTCCGTGGTGTCAATGCCAAGCTGCGACATGGCCGCACTGGCCAGATTGTTGGGCCGAATCAGGGACATGACAAGGTTGGCGAGGTTCTGCGAGCTTTGCTGCGCGGTCTGGCCGTGCTGCGTCATCGTCGCAATCGCGCCGCCCACCTCGGCGAAGCTGATCTTCGCGGTAGAAGCGATAGGCACAATGGCCGACATGGAACCGGCGAAGTCCTGCATGGTCGTCTTCGCAGCACCGGACGCCGCAACCAGCATGTTGGTCACACGGACGCTGGAATCCGTCGCATGAGCGGCGGTGTCCATCTTGTACCCATAGTCGAGCAGAACGTCAGTGGTGGCCTGCGCCATGACCTGCAGGTCAACGTTCTCGTCCTTGGCACCCTCAGCGGACGCCTTCAACGCCGCCAGACCGGCCGCACCACGGAAGCCAGCCTTCTCCATGATGTACATGCCCTCAGACATTTGCTCAGCGGAGGTGCCTGTTTGGGTGGAGATGTCAAGGATGCCCTGACGGACGCCGGCGAGGGCCGACATTTGCTCACCACCAGCGGTGACGAGCAGCATGGTCGACTTCTCAAACTTGGAAGCCATCTCGAGCGAGCCGATAGCCACAGCACCAGCGGCAAGGATGGACACGGCAGAGATTTTGTTCGCCACACCCACGACGGAGTTCATGGCTACTTTGGTGCGGGTAGCTGCCACTTCCTGAGCGGCTGCGGTCTTCTCCGCGGCAACAACCTGGAGGCTGGCGGCTTTGGTCTGAGCCTCGGCCGAGGCGGTCGCTGCCGCTGCAGCCTTACCTTGGGCCTCCGATTCCTTCGCAGCGGCGAGTGAGACAGCGTTGGCGGCGCGTTCGGCGGCGGCTACCTGCTTGTCATAGGCGGCTTGCTGTTCGGCGGTGGACTTCTCCGACAGGGCGGCCTGCATCTGCGCGGCCTTCGCCTGCGCCTCGGTCGCCTTCGCCTCAGCGGCGATACGGCGGTCCGTGGCGACAACAGCGGCTTTCGCGGAGGTTTCGGCTGCGGCGGTCTTCTGCTCAGCGGCGCGGGTAGCCTCGGCTGCGGAAGTCCTGGCTGCGGCGGCTTCCTTCTGTGCCGCTTTCTCCGTCTCCGTGGCCGTTGCCTTCGCGGAGGCGATGACTTTGCCTTGCTCCGTGAGGAACTGGGAGGCGTTGGCCCGCATTTCCATGACAACAGGGGGCAGGAACGACATGGGAGCCTCCGGGGCTTAGAATTTGATGAAACGCGCCCAGTTGGCGGTAGCTATAGCGGCCATTTCGCGGCGTAGAACTGCGGCGGCTGGCCCGAAGTACGGGTACGCTCCGGTGGGTGCGAGGCCGAGTTCGACGCGTCGCCCGTACTTCATGGTTGGGCCGACTTGGGTGGAGTAGATGCCCATGCCGTAGTGCTTCATGGAGTCCGCCATAATGCTGCGGCGAAGGTTGCCCGTGACCACGTTGGGTTTGTTCCCGCCAACGTGCGGCTGGCCCTTCTTGTGGGAGCCTTGGAAGTTCGCTTGAGCGTCACGGATCAGGGTGGCCGCGGCAAGCTTCACATTCGCGGCAGCGGCAGCATCCGCCTGGACACCCGCCCGGACAACAGCCTTCTCCAGGTCTTCAAGCCCGTGCCAGATGAACTCCAAACCTGCCACGGGGCACTCCTATCCGATATGCGGTTCCGGGTCTTGAAGGGGGGCGGGTTCGGGTGGCCTATAGGCTTCCTCTACCCGGATGGACGTTTCAATGACCCACTCAGGGGTGTCCATGTAGTCCGCCCACGTCCCGCCGTAGAGGGGGAACCAGTCGTTGCGGAACCTTAGGAAGTTGAGGTCTTCGGGGTGGACTTCCGACGCTTTGCGGGTGCCTCGGATTGCGTCTTGGAGCCTCCGCCCGCGCCAGTAAAAGACTGCTTGTCTTCGAGAGTTTCTTCTGTCATTTCGAACTCGGAAGCGACCTCGGGGACGGGGTTGGCGGCTTCGACAATCGCGGCGTGGATCGCGTTCGTGACTTTGTTCGGGATGTCAAGCAATCCTTCCCATGTTGCGGGGAGGGGGATGTCGAGGGACCACGATTTCAGCCAGCCCCAGTCGTTGGCGAGCTGCAAGTATTCAAGCGTTTCGGCTTCGTGCGGGGTGAGCCGGTGTTCGGGGCCGTCAAGGTCCGGGTTCTCTTCAACTTCGCCACTGACGGACACGACACGTCGGGCGTTGGCGAGCTTTTCCATGAGCTTGTCGGCGCGGTACAGCAACGCCTGGTAAGGGATGGTGCGGCGGGGCGTGAGTTCGTCGCGGTCGAACAGTTCGGCGGTGCCACCGGGAATCTGGATGGTGCGTGACATGGGGATACTCCTGTGGGGATAAGGGGTGGCGGGCGCCCGCTGGGGACGCCCGCCGTTTACAACCTGTGGGATTTAGTACGAGGTGGACTGCGCGTTGACGATCTTGGCCTGCAGCGGGGAACGCTGCCCGTCAAGTGCGTCGGTGGAGTTCATGAGCGCCTTGAAGTTCGAGGCGATCGTGGCGAATGAGTTGTTCGAGCCGGCCGGTGCTGCGGAGTCGTAGGTGATCTTGGACGCCTGCAACGTGAGCGGCTGACCCACAACGTTCTGCTGGTTCACGGACACGGACAGGACCGGCTGCGTGTTGGTGAGCAGGTTCGTGAGGTCAGCGTCCGAGGTGCCCTGATAGATGGCGTTCAGGGATCCGGTGACGGACAGCGGGCCGGCGAAGATCGCAAGCGGCGACTGGGAACCGTTCAGTACCGGGACAGCGGAGTTGTTGCGCTTGATGTCGAAGCTGCAGTCGCTGTACTGGGTTGCGAGGACGCCCGCGACGGTGATCGCTGCGGTGAACGGCGGCATCGGCGGGACAGTGGACGGGGTGTTGGTCGGGGCGTTGATGAACACACCCGGCAAACCCATCCAGGACGCGTCGATGGTCGGGAGCGTGTCGGCTTTGAACGTGAACTTCAGGTCGCCGAGCATCATGCCGGGGATCTGCACAACCTTGCCGTCGAGCTGGTACAGGAACCCGGTGTAGGAGTTGGGCTGGCCCGTGTGGGTGGCGTCGGACTGGTTGTTCAGGGACACGGCGTGAACGTACGAGGCAGCGATAGGGGGCGCACCAGCGGTCCCGGCAGTACCGGTGTCCGTGTACGTGTTCACGGAGGCTACGGTGGCCACGAGGACGTTCTCAGCACCGGCTGCGGTGCCACGGTAAATCTTGTAGCCGGACGCGCCAGTGACAGTCGTCCAGTTCAAGATCTGACTGGAAGTCGTGCCCGTGGTCGTGGCCGTGACTTCGTTGGAGCCGATACCCTCACCACCGGAAGCGGTCGCGGTGACCTTCCAGTAATAAGTACCAGCCGCGAGAGTACCGCCAGAGGTCGACGTGGTGCCCAGTGAGAGGGTGGAGGCCGTGAGTGCGGTGATCGTGTCCGTGCCGCCAAGGATGGCGAGCAGGTGCGGGAAGACGGTGTCCGCGTAGATCATCGTCTTGTAGGTCAGTTCGTCGTGGCGCATGCCCTGGGTCTGGCCGTAATCGGTGCCCATGTTGCCGCGCAACGCCTGATCAACGAGCGGGGTGACCTTCGCTTCCCACTTCGGGGTGTCGACGGGGATCCACATGGTGGGGGCCGCGACGGCGGTGCCGTACGTGGTTTCTTTGGCGAGCCCAAGCCACTGCTGGGAGCCCGGACGGGGGGTGATAGTCATTCGGGGGTTCCTTAGTTGGTGGGTTCGGCCGGGGCAGGTGCGCCCTCAGCGGTCATGTCAGCGGGTGCTGGGTCAGCGATGGGTTCGGGGGCAGCGACAAGCTGGATCGGCACGACAGGCTCGGGGTCGACAGCGGGAGCCTCGGATGCTTCGGCAAGCTCGAGTTCCGGGTGGTCGTACGGTTCGTCGGTTTCGAGCGAGTCCCCCGGTTCGGCCTCAACCGTGGAGCCATACGGTGGTGCGGGCCGATCAGCGGGAAGCAGAAGAGCGTTCACGCCCTGTGAGAGTCCGGTCAACACCCGTGGTGAGGTTCCGGTGAAGTGGTATTCAGGCATTGGGTGGGTTCTCCTAGAACATGGACAGGTAAGACGCGCTCGAAATGGGGGCGGCCTTGGGTTTGGGTTTGCTGATGCGGCGCTTGTGGGCGGACGGTTTGCGGCCCTTGAAGTGGCGGTGTTGGCCCGGTTTCACGTGCCTGCCGTGGTATTTGCGGCCTTTGAACTTGCGGTGCAGTCCGGGTTTCATGTGGCGTTTGTGTGCCGACTTTTTGCGGCCCAAGAATTTGCGGTGCCCGTGGCGTCCTTTGAGTGCGCGGTGGATCGCGGTGCCTCGTTTGGCGCGGGGGCCGACGTGTTTCTTGCGGCCAAGGAACCGGTGGTGCCTGCCGGTTTTGTTGATGCGGGACACGCCCGCTTTGCGGCGTTTCGGGGCCGTGTTGCGGGTGGGGTGGGTGCCGGCGTAACGGCGCGGATGGTGGTGGTGGACTTGCACGCGACGCCGCGCTATTTTGATGCCCGTCGCTTTACGTCCGGTCCGTCCGCGCCTCGCCATCCGGGAGCGGACGGTAGCCATCAGGCCGGAACCATCTCGGTGACCTTGAACTCGACCCGGACCCAGTTGCGGACCTTGCCGCCGCCCTGATCCCAATGCGGTAGATCCTGGCTGATCTGGATGCCCGCGTCTTGGTTGCCTGCTTCGAACACGATGGAACCGTCAGTGTTCGCGGCACGGTTCGAGCGGATGCGGTTCACGACGTTGTCGAGGAGTGTGTCGAGGTTGTCCGTCCACACGTCCTTGTTCGCCCCGGCAAGATCGGGCGGGATTATGTACTGGTAGAGCAGGACGAGACTGACCGTGTAGTCGACCTCTTTCCAACCGCCGTGCTCACCACCCATCGCGATCCTTGACTCGGTCGAATGGTCAAGGTGCAGGAACGCCGGGGTGCCCGGGATGTTGGCGGTCTGCCAGTTGTCGCCCGTCATCTCCCACGGCGCATCCTTATACAGGACGGTGATGCCGCCCGTGGGGGCGAGGAACGTTTGAAGAGCGGCGCGGACTGTGGCACGTCCCATGGGTGGTCCTAAAGTTTGGAGGGTGCCCCGCCACGTATCCCCACATGAGGGGGCACCCGGTCAATGGGGCCTAAGCGGCGCGCACGTAAGCGGAGAGCAGGTATTCGGCCATTTCCATGTCCGACGTGACCCCGGACTCGAGGCCCTGGATGTGCTCGGGCTGGGAAGTCGTGGACGCGATGACGATCGACTCGGAACCGCGGGTCTTGATCAGGGACTTCGCGATGAGGATCACGGCCTGCTTGATTTCCTGCGGCATGTTCGTGACCGTGTCCCCAGCCGTGTACGTGCCCACAATCGGGGCCGTCAACGGCACGAGGACGTTCACCGCGGCATTGGAGGGGATGTAGGAGGGGTCGACGGTCACGATTTCGGAGTTGTTCGTGTTCATCAGGTTCAACTGCTGCCCCGGCATGATCCCGAGCGCCGCCGTCACCGTGATCGACGTTGCGTTCGCTGCGGCGTTGGCTTGCAGGGTGGTGTTCGCCCACCCGTTCAGGTACGTCACCGTCGTATACCGTTTCCCCGAAGACCGTGACTGGAACGGGGAAGGCGACGGGCCGGTCCCGCCAATGGGGACCGTCACCGCTTTGCTGCCGATCCACAAATTCGTCAAATCAGTAACCGGCGCCATCGTCGACGGGGTCGTGCCCACGCTCACGCCAGCAACAGCAATGATCGGGGTGAAATTCAGGGGAACCCGGATCACAGGCCCAAGACCCGGATCGTTCTGCACCCGGTAATAGCCGGCCTGCGTGTCCATCGTCGCGCCCAAGACTTTGTTGCAAATCTTGTCCGCCACGGCCGACGCACGCTGCAACTGCATCACAAGGGCGTTCAACTGGTGGGCTTGATTGTTATCGCCGGGGATCAGTTGAGACACGTCCACACCCGTAGGCGCGGCCTTGAACTCAGACGGAGAAACATAAATACTGCGGGAAGCGTAGGTAGTCACGTTCGGCGCCGGGACAACCGTGCTCAACGGCACATTCTGCGTGTAGACGACAGCCAAACGGGGCTCCTACGGGTAGACGTGGTAGTGCTCCACGGGCGGTTCATGAACGTGTGGGGTGTATCCAAGGCCCATCAGGACGCTCGCGAGGCGCACGTCCATGCGGCGCCAATCCTGGGCTGGTGAACCGTCGTAGGGCAGGGCGTCGATGCGGGTGAAAAGGTCCGGGACGGCCTGTTTCAGGGAGTCGCGGAACCGTGTGCAGCCGAGACACATGAGCAGTTGCTCGCCGATCGGGTAAGCGTGACCGCACCACGGCTCAGGGCAAGCTTCGAAGCCTGGGATCACGCCTGCGTGGATGCCGATGTCATGTTCGACAATGGCAAGGTCGCCCGGCGTGGCCCATTCCTGGGTGAGGAGGTGCTGGTACGCGGCAGGCTGGGCGGGATCCAAGGGAACCCCGACCCAGCCCGTTGCGTGCGAGTCCAGAAGGGTCACCGTCCGCTCATCCAAGCGGGTGTGCGGGACGATGACCCTCACTGCTAACCGCCGATGTTAGAGAGAACAGCCTGGGCAATTGGCGCACGGTTGACCAGCACCGAGGACGAGTAAACTTCGCCGTCGAACCGGGGGCCGCCACCAACGCCGGTCCCGCGGGAAACGCCGTACTCGTAGTCCTGTACGCCCTCAAGGTCGCGAAGTTCGAACACGTTGGAGATGTTCGAGTTCGGGAAGTTGACGTGGTCCGTGCGGGCGATCAGGGTACCCGGAACCATGTTCGGGTGGACCTCGATGCGCACCGGGGTGCCACCGGTCGCCTTGTTGATGTAGTGACCCACGAAACCGCCCGCGGTGATGTCCCCACGCCCGTCATTGCCGGGAGTGAAGAACGTGGTACCGCCGTTGGAGGAACCGAGGATCAGGGTGGACAGTTTGGAGGCGTCCACCGAGGAGCACATGTACGCGGACGGGCTCATGAACGTGTTGTTGAAGAACGCCGTGTTCAGGGCGTCCAACTCGTTGATGGTCTGACCGGAACCGGTGAATCCTGCACCGTCGAGGGACGTGAAGGACGCGCCGGATGCGAGGCCGGTACCTGCCTGCACGAGGCCGGACGCGCCTCCCGTTGCGTAGTCGCCGGCGAGGGTGGCGAGCAGGCCGTTGAACTCGAACGGGTTCGCCGAGGAGTCCGACGCGGGCACGGTGGCCGGGGCGGTGGCGTACAGGCCGGGCAGGTTCGTCGGGATCGCCTGGTTGGCGGTCGGGATCGACGTGATGGTGACCTTGTTGACAACGGTCGTGGTGTAGTAGAAACCGGCAACGAACCAGTCGTAGGCCACGGCGCCGCGCACGGCGGTGACGCTAGCCGTTGCGGAGTGGGTGGCTGCGGCGACGGAGGACGTGGTGACGGTGCCCTGAGCGGAAGCCGCAGTGGATCCGCCGTAGGAGTAGTTGGTACCCGTGCGGGCTGCTACCTTGACGTTCACGGCGGTGGAGGCCGCGATGGTTCCGCCAGTGTCGGACTGGGTGACGCTCGGTGTTGCCGGGGTGCCGAGGGCGACGTTGGAGCCGTACAGGGACATCTTGTCCGCGCCGACCTTGTACAGGTTCATGGAACCGTACACTTCAATGGCCTTGGCGTCCGCGAAGCCGCGGGCCTTGGCGATGGCGTCCTTGGTGACCGTGTAGCCGTAGCCGAGCTTCGCGTAAGCGGCGCTGACGGTGATGAGGCTGTTCTTGTGCAGCGGGGCCGGCGCGTCGAACGCGGTTGCCGGGTTGGCCTGCTGGTTGTTGATGTTCATCATGACGCGCCACGTGGCGTAGTCCGCGCCCTGTTCTGGGGTGGTGTGCGCGAGGGAGCTGTAGAAGCTTGACGGTGCCGGGACGAGGGAAATGACGTCCCGGAGGTCATAGCCCTGAAGGCCGGTAGCCACGGTGATGCCGGTTGTGGCGGATTTCTTGATTGCTTCCAGCGTTTCGCTGGAGATGCCGTTGAGGTCCACGAAGGTTCCTGTTCTTGGGTGTGCGTCAGTGGCCCGCGTTCATTCATGCGGGCTGCTGGGGCGTGAAGTGGGGGTTAGTTAGGAGGCGAAGCGGTTGAGGGTTTCGGCGTAGCGGCTGTCCGGGTTGATGGCGTCCTTGAGGGCTGCCATGGCCAGGGACTTCTGCGCGACGATCCGCTCGTCTTGCGTGTTGGCTGCTTCTGCTGCCTTGCGGAGTTCGGTGTGCGGGTCGGTTTCGGTTCCGTCCCGTTTGGCGATTCCGGCTGTTCCGGTGGCACCGTTGAGGTACGGTGATTTCCGGTCGTCAGGTTCACGCCCGTACGCTTCGACCTGGTCCTTCAAGACCTGAACCTGTCCCACCAGATCGGCCTGTGCGGCGAGCTGCTTCGTGAGTGGTTCGAGGGCTTCTTTGAGCAGGGCGGCGATGTCGGTTGCTGCCTTCGTGACGTTTTCGGGATCATCCTCTACGGGTGACTGGATGGTGTTGGTGCCTGGGATGAGTGCTTCGTCCGCGGCGGGGTCCGCTTCAGCGGCGACAGGGGATGCTTCGTCGGTTTCCGGTGCGGACTCTTCGGCGGGGGCTTCCTCTTCGACTGCTTCGCCGCCATCAACGAGAGTCACGGATCCGGGGTCCACGACGCCGATAAGGTTGCCCTTGTTGTCGTAGACGGCGAGCAGGTTGTCGGCCTTGGTGACAGGCTCAGCCGGCGCAATGGCGGCGGTTTCGGCGGGGGCTTCTTCGGTCTTGGTGACCTCGGTGGGCGTGATGCCCATCTGGGCCTCAATGCTGGCGATGCGGTCGGCGGGGTTTTCGGCCACGGAGGCCTCCTTCAGGATGAGTGGTGCCTCTTCGGGCGCTGGGGGGAGTGATGCGAGAACTTTCTGGATGGCCTCGGCCGCGTTACGCAAGGCTGCTTCGTTCGTGGCCGACAGTGCGCGGCCCGCCTTCGTGATCGCGGCAATGGCTTCGACTGTTTCGAGGTCACCGGCGCTGATGGCTGCGGCGGCTTTCGTGATTTCGGCGGCGTCCTCGGCGAGCATGACCTCGGCTGCTTCCCCCGCGGCGTAACCGGCGAGGATGCTGATGGCCGAATCGATCGCCAAGCAAGCGCCCTGCAGGTCCCACGAGTTCTCGAACCCGTCAGTGTTGCCGGTGTCGCCCTCCACGGATTCGCGCACGGAGAGGACTTCCACGGCGTTCTTGGCACGCGCCAGGATCCCAATCCACTTCTGCGCGCTGGCAGCGTCCACGGCCTCCCACTCAGGGGAACCTGGAACCGTAGCGGCCATCGCGTCGCCCTCGGCTTCAACGAGAGGCCGGGTTACGTCCGTGTCGGCTTCCTTCAGAAGCTCACGCACGGTATCCGGGGAGAACATGTTGGAGGTCTCTTCGGCGCCCTTCATGAGGAAAAACTTGGTGCCGTTCGCTGCCTTGCCGACAAGATCCACGCGGGGAATGTCGGCGTTGACAAGCTCGGACATGTCATCGGGAATCTTGGTCATGCGTTGCTCCTGCTGCGTCGGATGGCCGAACCCTGTGGGCTCCAGCCTGTGATTTGGCCCTTCTGGACCATCTGCCATGCGGGTTCGTCGAGGATGGCCTCAAGGACCCAGTCGCCTTGCTTGGCGACTACGACGCCGTCAATGAGCCACGGTTCTGGGTTGCGGTAGATGTACGAGGCCACTACCTGCGCGTGGCCTTCGGTGCCGTCCTCGTGGAACAGGCCTGTGATCAGGCCGGTGCCCTTGCGCAGGTATGTGCGTGATGCGAGTTCCAGTTCGCGGGGGGTGAAGAAGTCCCGGCCCCCGTCCGCGCCTTTGGCTATGCGCGGATCGGGTCCTGCTTGGTATGCCAAACCGACTACGAGCCGGTCAGGTTGCTCGCTCATGGGTTAGTGTCCTTCGATGAGTGGTGAGGCCGCGCACCGACAGAACGGGTGAGCTGGTATGAGAGATTCGCCGACAGGGAAGTGCTTGCCCTCGTTCGGCGCGCATATGGACGAGCACGCGCCGGCGCTGGTGACCCATACCCACTCGTTGAGGCCGAGTGCCTGGTATTGGGCCATGGCGGCATTGGTGAGCATGCGGGCGGTTTCGGTCTGCGCGATCATTTCGGCGCGGGCGGGGTCGTCAAGAATTTCCCGCAACGAACGCCCGATCACGTCGGACGGGTCGCCAGCATTCACCCCGTCAGCGATCCTGTTGGCGAGGCGCCGGATGGTGGTGTCCGCGACGTCCTTGATGGTGTGCCCGGATGCGTCGAGGGCTTCTTTCCATCCGAGTGCGGTGATCTTGTTGGCGTCCGTCATGCCCGGTTCCCATGTGGACCAGTTCGGTACGACGTCGCCCATCTGCTTCTGCGCGGCCATGATGCCCACGTGGTAAGCGTCAGCCCAAGCGTTGGTGATGACTTGCTCGAGCGTGGACGGCTGCACAGAGCCGCTGAGGACGCGGCGTGCGACGTCACGGAAGACGCCCAATGCCACATCGCCCACACCGTCAGTCGCCGTGATAGCGGACTGCAGGTCGGCTTCCCGCCACAAATCCGTGAGTGAATCCTGGATGCGTGGCGCCCAATAATCGGTCAGGGCAAGATCCACCGCGTGCTGTGGTTGCGCGTTCGCCGGGGTCGTGTCGCGCCAGCTAGGCGTACCAGCTTTTGGGCGAGCATCAGTCCCGGCGTGATCATCCTTGGCAAGCTCGGTGCGGGCCTGCGCGTTCAGGTGGTCGGCGACGGACTTGTGCACAGTCGTGAACTCAAAGTCACGCCACGTGCCGATCCTTGCCCGCTTCTTAGCGAACGCCTTGAAGCGGCCCATCTCTTTGGCTTGGGCTTTGGCAAGTTCTTCCCGTGGCAGGTTCGCTGCCAGTTCCTCACGGAGGGCGGGGAAACCGTCGAGGTGTTCGGGGTCGAACCATGCCAGCGTCTCGTTGTCTTCACCGTTGCCGCTGTTGATCGGGATGGAGGCTTCGGTGTCGATTTTGAACACGTGTCCGGCGTAGTTGCCGTTGGCCCACGTCCCTGCGAGGTTGGCGTCGTCCGGGAAGTCAAGCCCGGTTTCTTCCTCCCATTCACGGATGGCTGCAGTCTGCGCATCCTCACCGGCGTCAAGGTGACCGCCAGGGAATTCCCAACGTCCAGCGGCGGGATCCTCGGGGTCAAGGTAGCGCTGGATCATCAGGACACGTCCCGTATCCTTGGCCTTGACCGCAGCGCCAGCAACGGTCACCTCGGCACTCTTCGCAACGGCAGGCGCGGGCTTCGCGGCGATCGTCCCGGTTTCGGGGTGGTTGCGTTCCAATGCTGGGAAGGATGGTTCGTCGGGGTTGATCGGGGCGCGCTTGAACTCGTCAATGCCGGGCAGCTTGTCAGGCATCAGGCCGGGGGTGCCGTTGAACGTGTTCTCGTCCAGCGGTACGTCATCGGAGGGTGCCTTCGTTTCCGGGTCCACCGTGCCCGAAATAGCCAAGATGGACTGCAGCGGCACGAAGCCGAGACGCGGGGTGATGATGCCACGCGGGACCGGACGGAGCGCGTCGGCGGGCAGGCCGAACAGTTCCTCGCGGGCCTCATCCATGGACGCGATACCGGTTTCGACCGCGATCTTCCACAGTTGCGCTTCCTGCAACCTGTCTTCTTTGTCACGGCCCGTGTTCAGCTTGACCTCGACCGGGAGGCCAAGATCCTTCTGGATGTACCGGTTCAGGTGCGACTCAACAAACCGCACCCACGGCAACGTGTTGACGCGGAACTGGGTATCCGTCTGGGTCTCACCCGTCGCACGGTTGACGTCATCCGTGATCCCAAGATCCTGCGGGACCACACCGAACGCGGCGCACACCTTCAGTTCAAGGAACTTCGGGAACTCCTTATCGAACCCTTCCGGCATGGTCTGCTGGAACCTTGAACCGGACGGAACAAAAACAACCTTGTGCTTCTGCGACTGGTCACCGTCGAACATGGCATTCCAGAAGTCCTGGAACTCGGCAACCTGATCAGCGGACGACAGTTCAGGCGGGGCTTCCATGAAGCCGCCCGGAATGTTCCCGTCCGTGTACATTTGCAGGAAATGCCACTGCAAGCGCATGTTCGTGTTGATCGTCAACAGCACCGTTTCCATCGGTGCCATGCCGAACGGCGAGTCCGTCTGCGGCCGGAAGCGCGGGTAGATGATGTCTTCGGCGGTGAATTCCTGGTATGTCTGGCCTTGGATGATCTGGTAGTAGGCCGGCGCGGGGGCTTTGGGGCGGCGTCCGTGCTTGTCGATGTACGGGTAGATCGTGGAACCGTCGATGATGTCGAGGCCGATGACTTCACCGTTCATGTTCCGGCGCTTCTTGAGCGGCCCGGAGTCGAACGTGAGCATGTTGATCAGCCACAAGGACAGCCACTCGTCATACGAGTGCTCCCTGTCCGGGAAGGCAAGCGCGGCACGGGCGGCCTCAACAGCCAACTTCGTGTCACCCTCAGCCCCATCAACGGGGGTGAACAGGGGCTCCATGGACCGGATTTCGTCGATCTTGTGGTTCATGCAGGCTTGGGCGATGTCCGAGGCGCGGAGCATTTCCCGGAGCGTCTCGTAGCTGGTGCGCGCACCCCATGACTGCCGCGAACGTGTGGCCGTGTTGATGCCGGTCGGGAAGTCCATGGCCCGCGGGGTGCCGGAATAGCCGCCCACCGGGGTGAGGGGCGTGCCGGGGCCAAGCCAACCATCAGTGCCCATGCCCTGGGAGTGCTGCGCTGTAGCGATAGCGATAGGGGTTTTTCCGCCACGGAAGAGGTCAAGCAGGCCCACGGGTCACCTTCCGGTCGGGGGTAAATGGTTTGGTTAGCGGGATTGCCGCCAGTTGCGGGCAGTGCTGGGAACGTCAGTGCCTTGCGCTTCGGCGCGGGCTTTCATGGCCGTAAGCCACGCCGCACCCTGACCGCCGCGAAGGAACAAGCGGTTGAGGGCTTGGGTGAGCGCATCAACCCTGTCGTCGTGGGCACCGTTTGGGAACGCGGCAGCCTCTTCCACCAGACCGTCAACCCATGGGGCGATGGCGGGGCGGGGAAGATGCACGTTCTTGGCTTCGATGAACGGGGTCACTGCGGCGGCACGGGCTTCCTTGGATTCCCTCGCCTTGACCGGGATGAGACCGGGGACTTTGCCTTTGAGGGAGTCCATGATCGCCGCACCGTTGGCCGCTTCTTCCACGAGTTTCGCGGAGGCTTGCGGCCACTTCGCGACCATCGCTTCGAACGCTTGCAGGGTTTCGGTGAACGTCAGCCGTGCGTGCTTCTGGTCGAGCAAGTAAGCGTCAGGGCCGCGCTTGAGCCACACCTGACCGGCAACATAGTCGCTGTTCTGGGTGGCTTTGAACGCCATGTCCCACGAGAGGATAATCTCGTCAGACGCGCCCGTAGTACGGCATATGCCGCCCTCTTCGATCCAGAGTGGACGGTCGTAGTACTGCCAGTCTTTACGGGGGAACAAGCCACCCTCAGAGGGCGACGGTCGGCCCTGATACATGGCGTTCCACTCGCGTGGCGGGGTGCCCTTGCGTCGGGCTTCCCACTGCTTGACGGTGCGGCGCCGTGAAGATTCAAGCCATTCGCCGGGTTCGCGGCCAAGGATGTCCGTTTCGCCCTTTTCGGGGTTGTGATCAGCTATCGCGGGGATGTTGATGACGTTCCACAGGTGCCCGTCCTCGGCGGCGAGCAGACGGCCGGCCAAATCGAGTTGGTGCCAGCGGGTCATGATCAACACGACGGGAGCGCCGGGAGCGAGACGTGTTTGCGCCGTACCTGTCCACCAGTCCCACGCGACGGTCTGAAATGTTTCCGAGGACGCCGTTTTCATGCCCGAGTGCGGGTCATCAATGATCAGCATGTCCGCGGCGCGGCCGGTCAGGCCACCACCGATACCGACCGCGAAGAGTCCGCCCGCGTGGCCGTCTAGCTGCCACTCATTCTGAGCTGAGACGTCGGAGCGGACCTTGATGCCAAGGTCTTTGCCGTGTGTTTCGATGTGGTTGCGGATGAATCGGCCATTGCGGCGGGCGAGGGACATGGCGTATGAGGCCATGACGATGCGGGTGTCAGGGTTTTGCGCGAGTGCCCAGACGGGGAACACCTCGGCTACTCGGGTAGATTTTCCCTCCTGGGGCGCCAGGAAGATCATCGTGCGCGAGTCGGGCTTGGAGTATGCATCGACGAGGATTTGGTCGATGAGGTCAAACGCGGGGGTCTGGACGCTCTTTGGGGTGAGGAAGTGGGCGAGGTCGCCGGGGGTGGCGAATCGTGGCTCCGGGCTGGGCTCAAACGCTTTCGCGGCAAGGTGCATCCAGTTGCTCAACCGGACCTCCTTGCCGCCTTTCAGCTATCGTTGATTCATTGCCCCGGTAGCTCAGTGGATAGAGCGGGAGCCTTCTAAGCTCTTGGTCGCAGGTTCAAATCCTGTCCGGGGTGCTACTTCTCCGGCGCGGTCCAGCCGAGCTTGACGAGCAGCGCGGCGGTTTCCGGCAAGATGCTGAGTTCCGCGTTGCCCGTAAACTCCACTGGCAGTATCGCGAGCCGAAGTTCGGCGCGGTTGACGTCTTCTACGTCGAGGGTCAGGGTGAGTCCGGTGAGTCCGAGACTCTCTTCGCCATCAATGAGGACTTTGGAGGTTGCTCCGGTGCCGCCAGTGGATTCGATCGTGAGCTTGTGCATGGGGATAGTCCTTGGGGATAGGTGTTGTGGTTTAGAGCCAGCCTCGAGCGAGGTAGTACCTCTCAAAATCTCCCGGCGTCACTAGCTCTGCGATGTCGGGGAAGAGGTGGATTCCGGCCTTGTTGTAGATGTCATCGCTTAATTGCGAACAATTCTCATTAGGCCGTCGTGATAGCCACTCAGCGACCCAGCCGTCTACCTTGTGGCCGGTGAGCTTCTGGAACAGGAGCGGCGGGTAAATAGCCAGGTTGTACGGCGTGGGCCTTGTGACGTATTCGTGGGCGGCGTTGATGATCAACTGCTTCTGCTCACGGCTCAGGTCAAACTTGGACCAATCCAAATGCGGGTAGTCGCTGATCGCCCGGTAACGCACACCACCCGGCTCAGCAGACACGCACATCGTGGGACTGACGGCTGTTACGACGTGGTGCGTATGTGAATCGGTGGCCCACTCAATTCCGCGAGCTATCGGCGTGGTGCCGAAGCGGCGCAGGCCAATCTGGCCGGTGATGTCTGTCATGGCATCTCCCGGCGTATCTCAGCTATGGCTTCTCGGCGCATTCGGCGGTGCGTGCCACGCTTGATGGACTTCACTGCCCCGGCGCGTTGCAAGTAGCAGTAGAGCTTCCGCCAAGGCGTGTAGGCGTCCTGCTCCTGCCAGCCGTCGATGGCTTGGCGCCCCATGGAGCTACGCCGCGTGTCAGCCATCTGTTGGCTCGTCGGGGAAGTCGGAGAACCAGTCAGTCAGGGCTTCGATGTGCCGGTGGAATCCGTCTTGGTCAACCGAGATGGTGCCGATGTTGCTCTTGCCTTCGAACTTCGCGGAGATGGGCAGCGTGAGCGTGGCCGTCTTGGCCGTTTCCATATCGCCGATCTTGAGTGTCGCGGTGACGTTGATGGTGATGGGTTTTAGCTCAGCCATGGTTTTTCTCTCGCTCGTATTCTTTGGTGGCGCGGTAGTTGGCGACGGCGTTGTAGCGGGCGCAGCGATCACAGCCGCCTGCCATGCCCTTGCACTGGTTGTCATCACAGTGCGAGCAGAGTGCCACGAGGTGGACGACGTCCTTGGTGGTGCCGCAAGTGCAAACAGGATTCACGGCAACCTCCGAGGATAGGAAAAGGGCCGGTTTGCTTTATGTCTGGGCGGGGAAACCGGTAAAGCGCCTCTATGTTCGCCGCGCTTGGGGTCTACCTAGACGGTGGTAGCTCACTCTTGGGCGGGACGTTGATGCCATTTGCGGCGATCAGTCCGCTTGCACGCGCCAATGGCTTGGCGCCCCCGCCCATAGCGTGCCGTGCCTCGCAATGCGTGGGGGCTAGAGGGTACGGGTCGTGATCGTGGGCGCAGGGCATAACCGCCGCCTGTCTTTTAATGCCACGCCATGACAGCGGGCACCCTCGCTTGTTCGATATCGCGTACTTCCGGCCGTTTCGCCGAATTGTGCGAGATATGCAACATCTGTGGCCTTTCGTATCGCAGGTTTGCCGACTGCGCCCCGACCTTCGCCGGGGAATTCAAGCGATCCGCTGTTCGACCGATGGGTCCATGCAGGATGGGGGCTTGAAGTGTTACCCCGCCAATCCGACAGGCGGCGGGGAATGGTTCGCGCTATTACGGGCGCTTGCCGGGCGTTCAACATGCCAAGTTTGTTTGCACTTCCGTCCGATGTGTAAAGAAACGGGCGGAAGGTTTACAGATCGCTGACATGGAAGGGTTCGAACCTGCGACCTGAGGATTAACAATCCCCTGCTCTACCGACTGAGCTACATGTCATGGTTCCCCAGCCGGATTTGAACCGACATCGCCGATCACTCGGCTAGCAAGTCAGCGGGGCGGGTGGTGCCAGACGGCGGCATTGGATCCATACCGCCGCCCAGCGTTGCAGGGTCTTCTCCCGTGGGATGCGTTAGCCCTACTCGCGCAGATCAAAGAGCCGAAACTATACCGGTTTCGGTAGCGTCCTGCCGTCAGTCGGTCCAGAACTTCCCGGTGCTATACCTTGGCTCCGGCTCGATGTTCCGGCTGAGCGCTTGCCTCACGCGGCGTCGAGTTTCGCGATGTGACAGCCAAGTTGCGCCGTAGAAGACGATGATCCTACGCACGGCGGCCCCACGTCCTAAGCCAACGACGCGGGCGGTGGTAGAACAGGGGGCGGGTCATCACGGCTTCACGTAGTCGTAGGCGACAACGCCGGTCACTTTGGGATCAGCCTCGTCGGGCAAGATCCAGTGGGAGTACAGTCGCGTCTCGACTGGCACGTTGCGGATTACTTCGACCTCGTCGGCGGCGTAACGCTTGGCCTCGCGCTGGTGGCCCGGAGCGTCATCGTCGTACACGTAAACAACCCACTCCTTAGCGCGCTTATCAAGCACTATGGACGTGGCATCGGGGTACTCGTCGCCGAAGTAGTCGATCTTTCCGATGCTGATACCGCGGTTCGGGAAACCGCAATACTCACAGTCCGGGCCGCAGTTCACGCGCTGTAGACGTGCTCGATCCTCTGCGCTCAGGTCGCGCATCTCGTTGGCCCACTTGATGATGCGGCTCACTTGGCGTCTTCTTCGCGTTCAACGGACCACCATGCGGAGGGGTGGTAGGAGGCGCAATTGCCGTTGTCCTTGACCGTGACGTGCAAGTAGCCGTTCGCGTCAATAACCCAGCCCGTCGCTTCGGGGTGCCTGCGGGACGTCGTATTCGTAATGACGTGGATGGCCATGGTTACGCGACCTCACGCGGGGTGAAGGTGACGAGGAACTTCTGCCCGTTCTCAACCTTGTCCGCGACTTCCTTGAGGACGTGCATGGAGAAGGACAGTGCCGGGGTGTACTTGGCCCACTCCTTATTCTCTTCGGACTGGTAATCGGCGCTGAAGTTGAGCGTTGCGGTGTCGTCGGACTGCGGGATCTTGTACGCGGATACGACGGCGGTAAGTGTACTTGCCATGGGGTGGTGCTCCTTGTGGTTGTCAAATAACCTTTGTTGGCTATTCGCGGTATTGGTTATAGGGCGGTGAGTTATCGTGCTGTGCGTGTCTGCGTGGCGTCGATGAGCTTCTTGTTGCCGCGCACCCAGTGACCGCACGGGCACTGATAGAGGCGGTAGCGCTGGACGTTCGTGTAGGCGGTGCCGTCGCGGAACTTGGAGAGGTCCTTGTTGCCGCAGACCGGGCAACCCCACTCGTTACCGGTGAACATGGACAGGTGCGGGTGGTTCGGGATCCAGGCGCGCAACCGGTCGTAAAGCTTCTCGGTGAGCACAACGTCCTGCTTGTTGTACTGGCGCATCTTGTCCCACGCCGCGTCGTCATCGGCCATGCACTTGACCCACAGTTCATGCCCGATGTGGGAGGTCTTCTTGCCTAGCCCGAGTTGCTGCGCGACGTGATCCAGTTTCCCGGAAGCGAACTTGAACTGTTTGCGGACGGTCTGGAGCAGGTCCACGTTCTTGTATGGTGCGGGCGGGTTCAGGCCGGCGAGGATGAACTCGCGGTTCAGGTGCTTCATGTCGAACCCGGCAGAGTTGTACCCGACGATCAGGTCAGCTTCGGAGACGAGCTTGTGAATTTCCTTGACCATGACAGCGTGCCCGTCGTGGTGGTCGGAGTAGAACAGCACTTCCTTGTCGCCGTACCATTTCGCCGCCACACTAATGACGGTGGCGACTTCCTGCAACTGGGCGAGGGACACGTTCTGATTGAACAGGGACCAGACATGCGCAAGGTTCGGTGCATTCTCAATGTCAAGCGTGAGGATGCGGACGTCTTTGACGGCGGCCGGCACGATCTTGGGTGCGAGGCGTTTAGCGAGGGAACCCATCAGGCGACGCCCCGGAAGCAGGCGCATTCCTTGGCCCGGTGCGCCTTCACGGTGGTGAGTCCGACTTGTTCCCATTCCTGGCTGACGAACTTCCATACGGCGGCTGCGGTGACGTTGGGGCTGATCACTGCGGCGCGGTCTTCGTCGTCCTCGGCGTAGCGTTCGATCATGTCACCGAAGATGCACCCATTCGGCTTAGGCTTGACCACTTGAGCGAGCTTGCCCATGTATGGACCTTTCCAGCGCAGGGGATTACGTGGGCATAAGAAAACCCCGCATCAGGGGGGTGTGCGGGGTTTTCCGTGTCGGCTCATGTTCCGACGTATTCAGTTGCGGTTGGGACGCGTGGTGAAGGTCTCAGGTCTTCCGCCAGTTGTCCAATAATGAAACCGTACCGTTCCATCGCGGGTATGTCAACACCCCAGCTACAACTAATTGATATTGGGGCTACTAGCTGACGGGCACCTTCCAGCATTCGTCTGTGCATGGTTCAGGATTCTTCCAGTCGCCGCCGTGCTGCGGGAATCCGACCATGTCAAGTTTTTCGTCGATCCCGTCAATGCCGCCGATGCTCTCAACCGCCCACAGGAACCACTTGCCCTTCATGGTGACCCATGAGCCGTAGTAGCTTGACCCGTGCTGAATGAGTCCAAGGTTGTCAACGGCACCGACAACGATCTGACGGATGCCGGAATCGGGGAGCATGTCCTCGAGTGAGGGCGTGAACTCCACCCAGCGCGAGCCTATGCCAAGGATGGCATCTATCCGGTCGCCACCCACGGCCGCTAGCTGAGCGTCCGCGTGCTTATCCTTGTCGTCGAAGTGCTTCACGACCCGCCAGACGAGTTCGTAGGCGGCTTCCGGATTGCCGCACCCGCAGATGAATTCCCCATCCCACAGCAGCTTGTACAGGTGGTTGAGTACGTGGTCATCCAGGCTCACTTCAGCAGCCCCCTCAGCAAAGCCGCCAGCAACCCGTTCGTCCTCTTGTAAACCTGTTTGCGCACCAGCCGTTTCCCGACAGCAGCCGGCCCCTTCCGCAACGCACGCCCATCAGCAGACAAGCGGGCCGCACGGAAGAGGAGGGAGGTTAGAGAGCGGGTCATTGGTTCCTCCATGCTTCGATCTTGCGGTGGATGCTGGCTAGGGATTCCGTGACAGCTTCGCGAAACAGGTCGGGGGATGCGCCACGGATGGGCTTGACATAGATAGTGCCAATCTTCTTCGTCCCGCACGAGTCTCCCTCGGGGTCGTCGATGAACTGGAAGTGCCCACGACGGCACAGGTAGCCAATTTCGATTGACTTACTCATGGATTCACGCTTTCTACGTAGCGCCGTAGCGCTTCCCGGATGACGTCTGACAGGTTCTCGCCGCGCTCACTCGCTGCGGCTTGGGAGGCTTCCCACAGGCCGTCGTCGATGCGGACTGTTCGGATGGGGGTTCCGTTGCTCATTGGGCGCGCTCTCTGCGCTGGGATATGGCGTCATCGCGGCAACCGTCACATATGCAGCCGGGATTAGCGGCCAGGCGGCAATCACGGCATAGTCGCGGGTTCGCGCCGTCTCGGGAGCGGGCGTGGAAGTGGATGGTCATAAGGACAAGATGTTCCGGTTCTTCCGTGGTGAAGCATTGCTCGCATTGCAGCGTGTAGAGAAGGTGCCGGGTGCCCATGCGGACGCCGACAACGCCAGGGGCCTTGCCGGGAAGATCTGGGCGACGCTTCGTGTAGAGCGTCGCGTCCGCGGTCACGCTGCGACCTTCTTGGCCGCTACTTTGCGAATGGTTCCCCATGCGATGTAGTCGGCGTGGTTCTCGCTCTTGCGTGCCCACTGCGGAAGGCCTTCGTTGTCGTACTTGGCGTTGTATCCCTTGGCAAAGCGAACCATTGCTTTGGCGGCTTCGGCAGGGGCGTCCGCCTTGTCGGCGACCGTGACGCGGACTGCGCCGATGCCGTTGCCGGCGGGGCTCATGAGGTTCACTTTGTAGGTGGTCATTGTCTTGCCTTCCGCCTTCGGCTTGTTCCGATAGCTAAAGACTACGTGGTGTATATACGAAAGTCAACACCCCCGCTACCATTTCCCAGCATCGCCACTACGCTTCCAACCCTCGCAACACTTCCGGCACGACAGTCCCCACCAGCACGGTCTGTTCGGGCGTGAGTTCGAGCCGTGCGCAGACTCGTTGCATGGCGGTCACGAACATGCCGGCCGTCTGCTCATCCAACTTAATTTTGCGTTCCTCAAATCCGGACTTGATCAGCATGTCCAGGAACTTGCCCGTCTGCGCCATGGCCTGCATGTACAGTTTCACCTCACCCCGGATCTGCTCACCACCCTGCTTGTTCTCGTACCGGATAGCTTCGATGTCATTGACGCGCTTACCCATGGCCTCCATGGTGTGCGCCGCAGCAGCCGTCAACCGCGACAACATATCGAGCGGGTCGCTGATCGCCTCCGTGCCGTAAGCTGCAATCGCGGCCTGCGGGTCAGCGTCGAACAGTTCCGTCATGATGCGTTGATTCTCACGCAACTGAGCGGCACGGAGGGCCTGGGGCGCTTTTGCTCCGTGCCTCACGCAGACTTTCGAGCCAGCCGGAATGTCCGGGTACATGCACGGATCACCGCCCCTATTGTGCGCCGTGCAACGCGGGTGCTCCTGGCCACAACGCTCACAGTCACTCATGGTTTCGTCACCTTGATCAGCCCGAGGTGTAGTGGCTTTTCGATGCGCGTGAGTGTGGATGGGAGTTGCTCGGGTGGCGTAATAGTCCAGTGTTTTCCGCTGTGACCAAATGGACGCTCGCACTCGTATATTCCATTGTGACCTAGGCCGTAAGTCTTGCCGCATTGGCCGGATGCTCTATCCAGCACTCGGCCTTCTGCCTCGAGTTCTCGGCTGGACTTCGGCACAGCCCATCTCATCCACGCGAACACCGAAATGACCGACGCCAGCATTCCCATGCCCCAACCCAGAAGCAGCGCCGCCACGTTACTCACTTTTCCTGCCCCGAATCTGAATAGTGGGGGGACTGTTCACGCTTGGCTCGCCTTGCGACGTCGTGACGTTCAGCGAGGACGGCGCCGCGCCTATGCAGTTCAATGATGATCCACAGTAGGAACGCCTGCCCCCAAGTAAGGCTCAATCCGGTTCCGTCGACTAGCCACACGACCGCAGCCACTAGGAGGGCGAAGAGCAGCAGGTGCTTCTGCCAGTACTTCACAGCGCCCACCCCTGCTCATAGTCCTCGTGCGATGCGTACACTGCGGCGAGGGCTTGCAGCGTGTCGCAGGGGTTGCCTCGGCAATCAAGGTTGCACTCCGGTACTTCCCCTTTAGGGCCGACGTAAATATTGATGTGGTGCGCCTCAACGATCGCCCGTTTCGCCGCGCACTCGGAAAGGACGCGGGCAGGATTAGCGCCTACATGGGCGAATGTGGCATCCTCGCCATTGACCCCGATACGAACGGGCCAGTAGCCCTCGCCATGAGCCTCTCCCGGTCCTTCCGCGACGAGTCGCGCCGTCCATTCATCCTCTTCGATCCTGGCCAGCAGGAACTCGGTGATGGTCATGGCTTGGTCCTTTTCATTAGCGCTTCCCAGCCGTTCACGGCGCGTTCGATGTCTGCCTGTGTGGGTAGGGCGTAAACATCGGCCTTCATGATGTAGCCAACGAACTTGTCACCGTCCACCACTTTGAGGACCGGCTTGTCACGAACTCCCCACTCTTTTCGGATGGGGATGCCCCATAGTCCCGGATTGGGCTGGTACATGTTGTACGGATCTTTGGCAATCAGATAGGGTGCGATGTCCAGTTTGGGCAGCGTTATGGCCGTGGCGCTCACTTAACCCCCACCTTCCCCCGGTGCAGGTTCGCTAGCGGGTTGCCTGCGTCGAATCCTTTTTCGGTGACGTGTCCCCACCAGTAGACGAACCGTTGCGTTTCGGTGGTATCCAACCGGTAGTCGAAGGCGAGGTGGTCACGGTACTGGTCGAGCGCATCATCGTCCATCAACCCGGCGACGGTCAGCTTGTCCAACACCCGCCCCACGATCCACGCCCGGTAGGTTTCATCCAGGTCCCACCCGTAACGCGCCGCAGTCCACAGGATACGGACGTACTTGGACAGGTCGGCGTACTTCACTTGGTGACCTCTTCCCAGTAGACAATGATGTTGTCGTCGTTGTGTGTTACGTGCATGGCGTCGTCGTGTTCGATCTTCACGCCCGCAGCGCCAGCGTCACGTCGAGCGAAGTCGATGGCTTCCAGCACGTTGCCGTAGGCGGCTGGCTGGGGTACGAGGTATTCATGTCGGACGGTCGTGGTTGTCCGTTGATCAACAACGCTCACTTGCCGCTCCTGTAGGGGTTGTCGATGTTGCCGCCGCTGCAATGCGCGTCAATGAGGCCCGCGTCGTACCCTTGCTCCCACACCGTCGCGAGGGCACTTTCCGGCCCGGCAACGGGCTCGTACACGGCCACCCTCGCCTCGGCATCAGTCGATGTCGGCCCGTAGTAGTGGTCTGTGGTCTGCCCGTCCCCATGGCCCGTCGTGAACACCAGAAACGGCAGCAAGTCAGGTGACATGATCCGGTCCGTATCGCGAGGACCACCGCGGAGTAGCATCGTCCAGTCAGTCATCTCGGCACGCCATCCCAATAGTTGTCAGGCTTATGTCAACAGCCATCACGAGGACCGCCCAGCCCAGCCAAGTACCGAAGCCGAGCGTCCCCAGAACGATCCACGTCAAGATCGAATACAGGACCATCATGAGTATCTTCATTTCCGCCCCTTGATCATGGCGACGGACCCCACGGCGAGCAGCACCAGGAACACGAGGGTGAGCGGGATCCAAAACGGGGCCAACACCCACCACCACGACCAATCAATCACATGGGTGAGCTTCAGCCCGACGAACAGGACACCAAGCAGGCCCGCGATCGACGTGCTAGACGTTGTTGACTGGGTGCTCATGCTGCGCCCTCTTCTGCGATTACCTGCTCGAGGCGGTAAATCTCCTCGACGGCGCTGGTTTTGTTGGCGCTCAATTCGCGGATGGGCTTGCCGAAGTGGAATGTCGCGATGCGATCCAATTCCTTAGCGCGGGCAACCTTCGCAGCAGCTTCCGCGTCAGCCTTCTTCTTGGCCTCGTCCGACTTGGCCTTCTCCTCTGCTTCGAGGTGCGCGGCGATGGCTAGCCACTTGGCGGCGGTTTTGCGGGCCTGCTCGGAGGTCTGGTTCGGGTCTGTCGAGTAGGGCACGTACGGGTCGCCCGCGAAGTTGAACATACGTTTGCCTAGTAGGGGTGGGGTGGCGTGCGTGATCTTCGGAAGTGTCGCCTTTTCCACGAGGATGAACGCGGACTCAACGGCGCGGGACAAGGACTGCAGAGGAGCCGTGACTTCCGGACCGCCGTAGGACTTGTAGTTGACGAAACCGTTGTCGGTGCGGTTGAGGATGGCATTCTGCAGGGGTGTGAACGTGCCGTAGGAGAAGTGGTTGACGGGGATGAAGGTGGTCATGCGGTTTCCTGTTCTTGGTTCCATGGGGATAGTTTTTCGCCGTTTTCGTACATGCGGATGAGGCGGGCGACGTGGGCGACAATGTAGGTGGGGTGACCTCTCGGGCCGATACCAGCCGGCGTGAGGTGTCCGCGGTACGCCCATTTGCGGATCCGGTCGGGGGTGAGGGGTTCGTCCCGGATGGCGAGGGTTTGGGAGAGGAACGCGGAGGTGGCGGCAACGTAGCGGGCTTGGGTGGTGGCAGCCTGTTTGCGCTGGTCAACGTCCCAGGTGGTGCCGCACGTCCGGCATCTAGCCGTCACGCTGCCTTCGATGGCGTAGAGCGTGTCGGTGCATTCGACGTCGTCCAACACGCTTCCGCAAGGCCCGATGAACCTAATGTCAGGGGCGATGTCGATGGTGCGGCGGATGTTGTTGACCGCCCCGACTATCTCCGTGTACGCATCCGCCGCCGCGTCATGCGTGGCGATCCAGTGGGTGTGGTTCATCAACCAACTAGCGAGACTCTTCGCCGTCGCGGGCATCGGCAACGCCACGAACCGGCCCTCATCCGCCACACCCTCAGCCACCAAAGAAACCCAGTCCTTCAGCAGCGTCCGCAAATCCCTTGCCGCCTCCGAAGCCCTCTCGTCATACGGCAACGGCGGACCATCACTAGCCCCATTCCCGCGAGACGGCCGCCTCCTCGACTGCCGCGTCAACGTCGTGTCCAGATCATCCAGAAGCGCGTCCAAGTCACCCAAAGCGCGGGCAAGGTTGTCCTCACACGTGGAGCAGATCACCGCGTTATTGGCGAGGGGTCGGGAGTCGATCGGGCAGGTCATGGTTTGACGCCCGCGTAGATCATTGCCCCGCCGAATAGCAAGATGCCAGCAAAGATCGCGACCGCGCACCATATCAGCGCCGCATAGCGCAAGGCGCCTAATGGGTCATTCCAACTATCGAGGTAGGCGATGGGCAGTGCGGTTATCAGCACGAGCGCCGCATAGATGACGAAGACTCCCGCGATGATCATTCATCCCCTCCTAGCGCGTCGAGCAGGTCTTCCAAGCGGAGTCTTGCGTCGTGTACGCCGGTTGTGGTGGCGTGGCAACGGCACTTGTACGCGACGCCGCATGTGCCGAAGTTGTTCCAGCAGCACCCGCGTTTGCACCGCCGCGACTCAGGCACATGATGGGTCACAGCCCGTCCAGTTCCAAGGTGAAGCCGGCGGGGTTCACGTCTTCCAACAGGTAGCTGTCGGTCGCCGTGTAGATGGTGCAAGCGAAGTTGAGCGGGGTGGCAGTCTGGCGATAAGTGTCCCAAACATGTGCTGACCGATAGACGGCCCTGACGTTCAGCCCGGTCCTGTCCCGATAGGTTATGACCGCACCCGGACGCACCTTGGGCAGCACGGGTTTCGGCTTGGGTGGGACGAAGTAGCGGGTCTGCTTGTGGGTGCCGTACCCCTCTCCGGGGAAGTGGTCGACTAATATCCGTAACCGTTCGTGGCCTTCGCCGGGGTAGTCGGACTCAACCCAGTCTTCGTATCCTGCGGGGAGTTTGACGTGGGTCATCGCGGATCATCCGTGCGGGTGGCGTTTGTCATACCCAAAGTCTACCAGCCGCACTACCGTAATTGAATAGCCGGGCTACCATTTAGTGCCCGCCGACGTCGTCTAGGTCGCGGAGGTCTTCGGCGAGGTCAGCCGGCCGCTTGACTAGCTTGCCCTCGGGTTGCCCGGCCAGGATCACCGCATCGAGCGCGGCTTGCATCTGTTTCCCCGCCTCGTTGTACGCCGACAGCGCCTGTTCGTGCGTCTCAGCCACCGCACGCACCACCTCAAGGGCGCGGACACGCTGCGCCTCCATGGCCGCGAGGTGGGCGACGGCTGCTTCGAGGGTCACTTCGCGGCCTCAATGGCCATGATCATGTCAACGGCACGCCGCACAAGATCCGTGGTGCCCGAGTAGCTCCAGTGCGTCTGGGTTGGCGTGTCAGGGTTGATGAGCTTGTTCGCCAGTTCATCGCGGCGCTTGTCCCGTGCCGCGTTCTTCGCGGACTCTTTGGCGTGCCATTCCTCGGCGGTCACCCATGCGGCAACGTCTTCGAGGGCAATGGTCCGCATCCGGGCGATGTTCTTGACGTCCCATGTCCCCCAGGAAGAACCGCAGTCCACGTGCGTCGCGCCGTTGCGATCGATCACCTTGACCTCGGGCAGGTCGGACTTGGGGATGATGATGTTGCGGTCTAGGAAATGCCGCATGGTCGCGTTGGCTCCCATCTCCGCGTAGACGCCGTATCCGTGGATGGCTTCCCGTACTTCGTCGAGTGCTTTGTCGCTGGTCATGCCTTGTCCTCTGGTCTGGTTCCGGCGAGGATGGCCCTCACCTTCGCGTAATTGAACTGCCCGTTACCCCAATCCACATCCAACTGATGCAGGGCTTGACGGTTACGGGATTCTGCTGATTCCTCGGGGGTCATGGTCTATCTCCAAACCAGTTGTACGCTCCGGGCTGCCCATACTTCTTCGGGAAGTTCTCGGCAGCCACGTCGCGGATGATGTTCATGCGTGCCTCAAGGGCCTTGTATCGGCGGGTGTAGGAATCCTCGGCGTTCAGCCATCCAAGCTGGATGCTGTTCTCCAACCGAAGCCTCGCGTTTTCCTGCCGGATCTTCTCCAGTTCCAGGTTGGCTTTCGCCGCCTTCTTGCGTTCCCGCTCCAACTGCTTGCGCGCCACTACCAACGGGTCTGGCCTTGCTTGCTCGCTCACCCTTGTCCTCTTTCCGTCGCGGCACGGTTGCGCAGCCGGTTTGCTGTCGAGTTGGCTTCTGCCGAGAAAGCCCCGTACCTGACAATGTCCTCAAGCTTGTATTCGCGGCTGTCGGCCATGTTTTGCATGGTCTTGAGGAACGTCTCGGATCGGGTCGCCAGCTCTTGCGCCGCATCTTCCAAGGCCTGAGCGCGCAGGAACGGGGCAGCGGCTTTGACCGACTTCACGCAGCGTCCACCCCATTCGAGACAGTCCGCTAGTGAGTCCTCACAGATCGCGGCGTGCGCCGCTTCCACTACTTCCAAGTCGCTCATTCCGGCCTCCGGTAGGGGTTGCGGCGGGATTTCTCGGGCCGTGGTGTGCCTCTCAGGCTCATGGCTGCGTGGAACTCCTGGTCGTGCTTGCCGTGCCCGTAGCCCTTGTCATAGGCGCGAGCCTGCGCCTCAGCCAGCTTCCCGTACCCGTTTGCGGCCAACTGCTCAGCGGCGTGAGTTGCGACGCGTTCCGGTGACATGTCAAACAGGACAGCACCGCACGCGCAGTGTCCCGTTCGCGAGACCCTGTGATCAAGAATCACCTCAACCATTCCCTCGGCCATTGACGCGCTCACTCGGCCACCGTCCAATCCCGACAGCGTAGCGTCCATGAAGATTCGCCCCACGCTACGGGTTTGCCCTGATGGCTGATCGCCTTGGCGAGCATCGTGCGTTCGCCAAAACCGGTTATCTCAATGACGGTCGGGCCGCTACCCTCATCGCCCACTAGTCGCGTGCCAACATCCCAGCCGTTCTCACGGCAAATGTAGACGGGGTGCTTCCGCGAATGAAGCGTAGGCTCACTCATGGTCCGCCTCCACAGCAGCAGCCAGAACGGATCGAGCGAGGTCCATGGTCTCGGCGCGTTCACGGTCAAATGCGTCATCCCAAGGAACCCCGAACTGGCCGTCCTCAATCAACACCCGGGCCGCTCGTTCCACGGTGGCGTCGTCCAGGCCTACCCGGTGGATGCCGTGGGCGGCGTCATGGGCATCAGCAGCGGCGAGGGCTTTGGACTGTGCGGTGAGGTAGTAGCTCCGTGATGACTCGTCAGCGTCCTCAAACTTGAGCGAGGGTGCGTGTTCATTATCGTATTCAAAAACGGCCTTAGCGGCGGCTCCTTCGCGGCTCACTCGGTCACTCCGAGGGCGGCGGCAACGGCGGTGATCGTCGGGCACGGCCAATCGTGGCCGCAGGTCTTACAGCCGTTGCTCAGATGGCCACGAAACACGTCCTCATAGTGCAGCCCCGCAACCGCTTCGAGTGCCTGGATCAGCCGGGGGATGCTTGCGAGGGCCCGAGCCATCCTGTCGCCGTCGTACCTGTCCGGCTGGTTGCAGTCATCCCACGTGCTTTCGTTATCGTGCACATTGCAGTCGATGTCACAGTTGCGCTGTAGGTGCCGGATGCCTTGCCTTAGGTGTTCCGGGCATAGATCCGTCAAGCCGTCCGACGTCTCCCGTATCCCGGCGAGTAGGGTAGCCACGGCGGTCACGCGGACGGCTCCAGTTCTTCCAGTGCAGCTTTGAACCGCTTTGCCTCTGCGGCGTGAAAGCTGGCCTTTGCCAGCGCATGCTCCTTGAGAGCGTTCTCGGTCACCTTCACTGCGTCATGGGCGGTGTCCGGGGTGGGTGTTGAATGTACGTAAACCGTGTAGGTCATGTACCGGTCGGCTTCAAGTGAGTGTTCGCGGTGCCGTTCTTTGAGAATGGCGATGGATGCCATGCGGGTCATGTCGTCTTCGATGGTCGGCGCGCTCATTTGGTTCCTTCTGTTGCTTCGGTCCACCATGCGGGCGGGTTGGTAGCGAACTTGGCCCGGAGACGCTCAGGCAGGGCGGCCAGGCGCGGATCAGTGGCGGGCGGGGTGATGGGTGGGCGGGTCATGACATCCCCTCGCATCCACAACCACTGTCCTTGCACGGAACGCCAGCCGGGGCCGGGAACATGCGGCAGGCGTAGGCGTTCGTGGTGTGGCAGCAGCAGCCGCAGAATTCACATAGCGTCCCTCCGCAATTGCCTTCGTGCGCTGGCGGCGTCCAGACGCTCACGCGACCAGCCTCACATCGGCCGGCGCGGGGTGGGTCAGGTCGAACGGTGACGGCCCGGACTGCACAGTGACCTCCAGCGGGGTCGTGGATGCCGCGTACCGGATGTATGTCACCACGCCACGGACACCATTCGCCGTTACGTGGTCACCAACTTGAAGTCTGGACATTTCGTTTCCCCCTGATAGTGGTGCTGCTGTTTTGTGGTAGTCCCAGTGTGACACAAGACGTGGCCGGGTGGAAGTGTTTTGGTGGGTGCGGCTCATGGGGTTTCCGAAGACCTAATGCTAACGATTCTCATTAGCACGGAGGGTTCGCCCGTACCGCCGTGCCGCATGTCCGGGCCGATCACGTGAAGGTGGTCATCATCCGGCAATAACCCCGAGTCGACAACGCCGTCAACAATCGCCTTGATCGTGGGCCAAAGGTTGTTCGGATCGTACCGCCCGCCGCGCTTCTTCGTGATCCATGCCGTGATGTGAACCGGCCCTTCGAACGGCTGCCAGTCGGGGTGGATGGCATCGTCACCGGCTCGTCTCCATTCCTTCGTCAAGGCTGCTTGGGCCATGCGGTGAGTGCGCTGGTTGCTATTGATCCAGGCGCACGGTGCGGGGATCGTGAACTGTACGTCGTGCATGTGTGGTGCTCCCGGTGTTGTGGGTTGGTAGCTGGGATACGTTCTTTGGGTGCTGTAGACCCTCTAGCGCTGAGAAAATAGGTTGGTAGGCCTGATTACCCGTCATGCGGTCTGTGGGGCGCTCAGCGGGCTTCTACGCCTCGGAGCATCTTTGGCAGATGAACGGCGGTCTGTTCGAGGTCATGTGCCCGAGTGGCTTCCGCTGCAGGCACTCGCCACACATCCTGAGCCCGTTATCCGATTTCCCCGAACCGCTCTTCGTCCAATACTGATCCCACGTGATCGCAGTCGGCGCCTGAGCATTCGAATCCTGAGCCGCCCGAAACGACGCCAACACGACATCCTCAACCGGCTTGCCCTGAGCAGCCAGACCACCCAGTACGTTCATCAAGGCCTTGTGGTGCCAGCCGGGCCGCAAAGTCCGGATCGTGTAGCTGATCGAGTTGGCCTGGTCTTCCGTGAAGCTGAGCAATCTGCTGCTCCTTTCGCGTCCGCGCGTCTACTTGGGTGAGAGAGAAGAAAATGTATTGGAAGTTGAAAAGCAAAAGCTTTGGTGAGATGCCCTGAGAAGGTGAGGCTTTTAAGTACTTGGTATTGGTCTTGGCTTTGGTATTGGACGTGTGTACGAACGGCGTTACGCAAAGCGTTACAAACGATGTACGTACGCCGTTACGAACGGTGTGTGTAACGGCGTTACAACATGCGTTACATGTGCTTATTTTTTGGCGCGGAAAGCTGCCAGCCGTTGCCGGGTTTTCTCCCGGTCGGCCAGCACTTTCTCTTTGGTTCGCTGGTATTCGGCCCATGAAAGGAACTGGTAGTCGCCCTCTTCTGCATGCTCCCAGAAGCCACACTTCACGAGGTGTTTGGCGAGCTTCATGCCTTCCGGCCACGACTCGATATACCAAGCGGGCACGAGACCATCGGTAAGGAAGTCCGTGCAATAGGTTCCGCACAGCACCCATAAACCGATGGCGGCCAGCCCTGCGCGTCTAACCTTCGGGTGCCCGTGCATCTTGTCATCCGCGTTGAACCACGCCATGAGTCAGGCTCCGATGTGATCCAGGAGTGACGGCGCGGACAGTTCCGTTTCGAGGTCCGCGAGGTACTGGCATCCAGTCCGCCAATATGAGGGCTTGAGCTCGATCCCGAGGGCTTTGCGGCCGAGCTTGACGGCCATGTAAAGCTCGGAGGACACCCCCCCGAATGCCGTGAACACGGTGTCGCCCGGATTCGAGTAGAGCCTGATGCAGCGTTCGATGAAGTCCAGCTGCAACGGAGTCAGGTGCCGCTCGTCGTCAGCCTCGCGGGCGATCCTGGCATTGAGGGTATTGGTCTCGTGGATGCCGTACCAGATCGGCCGCGCCCATTCGATCCACTCGTCATTGCTCACGTCGTTCTTGACGCGCTTAGCACGGTCGCCAGGCTTCTTGAAGATCAGGAGATAGTCGGCCAATGCGGGTCGGGACGATGAACTGTCACGGTTCTTGGTGGCGAACGTGAGCGCTGTTGCTTTGGTGCGGATCGCTTGGGCTTGCGGGTCCTTGTCAACGGTGACTTCGCCGAAGTAGATCCAGCCTTCCTTCTGGTAGGCCCGGATCACGTCGCCGCGGAAGTCGTTGAGACCTATCACGCCGTGTGTCGTCTTGGTGGTGGAAGTCTGCGCCACGTGGACGCATGCGATTCCGCCCGGAACGGTGATTCTCAGGTTGCCCGCGATGATGAATGAGTACTGGTCGAAGAAGTCCCCCTTATCCAGCGAGTTCCCCATGTCGCGGACGCTGGGCGAGTAGGTGTAGAGGGACTGAAACGGGGGCGAGTAGACGGACAGGTGCACGCTATTCTCGGCTATTTCGTTGATGCGCTCGGCTGAGTCTCCGAGCATGAATCGCCAGTTGGTGCCGTGCGCTTCGTCGGTAATGTAAGCGTCCATGTTGCTCATGCGGTGAGCCTTTCGGTTTCGTTGATGTGGGCAATCATGGAGTCCATGACGCGGTTTGCCTGGCGTTCTTTGCGGAGCACGTTCTGTGCGATTTGCTGTTCAAGTGCGGAGAGGATTACGTGTGCGTGCACAACCCGGTTTTGGCCGAATCGGTAGAAGCGTCGGATGCATTGGTAGTACTGCTCGTATGAGTCGGAGAGCCCGACGAACGCTGTGCGTGCGCAGTGCTGCCAGTTGAGCCCCATGGATGCGATCGACGGCTTGCTGATCAGGATTTGTGTTTTGCCATGCGCGAAGTCGTGCAGCCCTTTGGCTTTTTCTTCGGGCGAGAGTGCGCCGTGGATATTGACCGCGCCGGGTAGCGCTTTTGCGAGTGCGTTGGCCTCGTCATTCAGTCCGCACCAAAGCATCCATGGCTCGTCGGGTTCGGCTTGGATAAGTTCGACGGCGCGGGCGACGCGATCGGCCAGGGTCTGCCGGCGCACCTGCGAGCGGCCGGTAACCCCTCCGATGGTCGCGGCGAACAACTCACCTTCGGCTGCGGCGATGTGGGAGTCCACAATTTCCGGGATGATATCGAGTCCAGGGAGAATATAGCCGTCGTCACTGTCGCCCATGTCTGAGGGCTTGCGGATTGCGAGCGCCCATGTGGACATCCATCGAACCATGGGTGTCATGGCGTGGCCCTTGAGCCGCCAGCCGTCTTGATCGTGGACGAAGTATGCGGCGAGCATGTTGGTTCTTTTCATTTGCCCAAGGAATTCGGACTGGTTAGTGAGTTCTTCTGGGTCATTGGGGCCGGGCGTTGCGGTCCATGTTGTCCGGTACGGCACGTCAGCAAAGTGGCCGATCAGCATGGTGCGGGTCTTGCCGTCCGACTGCTTGAGGATCGACGCTTCATCGAGTGCTACGGCGCCGAAGAGTGACGCGCTGATCTTGGGGACCATTTCGTGATTGGTGACGTAGACGCCGGGTCCGGTTACTTCCGCGTCTGATCGAATGTACCGTGCAGTGATGCCGATCTTTGCGGCCTCTTCGACGGTCTGCTCGCAGACGGCCAGTGGCGCGGCGATCAGTGATGTTGGGGCGGAGATCCGCGCCCATTCCAGTTGCATGCGGGTCTTGCCCAGCCCGGTATCGGCCCATATTGCACGGCGGGCGCCCTTGATTGCCCATGTGACGATGCGCCGCTGGAATGGCTTGAGTGATTCGTGGATTACTGAGGGGTCAATGTCGCGCCCCTCGCTACCGGCCGCACTGGTTCTCCTGGCGAGTAGATCGGAGTAGGCGGTCATTGTGCTCTTTCTTCCCAGTAGGCTTCCTTGGCCCTAGCGTGTGCGAGGTCGGTGAGTGCCTGGTTGTAGGTGGCGGGGATGGTGACGGCGAGGCGGGCTTCGAGGATACGGACACGGCGGGAGGCGTTGGCGAGACGCATGGCAGCGTAAGAATCGGGGATCATGCGGCGGCCCCTGCGTGGCGAATAAGCTGCCGGAATTCGCCGGATTCCTTGTAGGTCCATCCCATGCCGGGGAATTTGTTGCGGAGGGTGGTTTTGCTGATGCCGAGGGTTCGGGTGATTTCGCGCATGGATGCACCGTCTTCTAGCATGAGGCGTGCTTTGTTGAGTTCTTCGGGGGTGCATGGCGGTTTTTTGGGTCTGGCTCCGGGCCGCGGCTTGGTCATGCGGCTCTCTTTTCGGTCCAGGTGGGGAGTGCGTCGAGTGCGAGTTGTTGGTCTGTTGTGGCGTCGTCGTACCGGATTTTGGTGGCTTGGATGGCGCGGTGTGCGGGGTCGGGGTTGTGGCCGTTTTGGATGGCGTGGGATAGGGCGCGTTCTGCGAGTCTGAGTCGGTGTGCCCATGCGTCTTTGATGGCGCGGGCTTCGTTGTAGCGGGCTCGTGCTATTTCGGCGTGGTTCATGCGTCTCTCCTAACAAATGTTCGGCAGTCGCGGCAGTGGGTTTGGCGGGTTGCGTGTGAGCGTGAGTTGAGGGGGAAGGTGATGCCGCAGCGTGGGCAGGCCCGGTAGCCCTGTTTGGTGCCGGTGGGGCGTGGGATGGTGGCCGTGTACGTTGGGGTGCCGTGGAGTTGGATGGCCACTAGTTGTTCACCTTGATTCCGTGTTTGTGGATGATGTGGTCTGCGATGAGTCGGGCTTTGTTGCGGCCGGTTTCGTGCCGCCACTTTTTGAGGTCTCGGGCGGCGGCGTCTTTGCATTTGCGGCAGCGTGGGGTTCGGTCGCGTCCGTGCCTGTCGTACCCGGTTTTGGTGCCGCAGTTGGGGTAGATGGAGGGGCCGTCTGGTGTGAGTCTGGGCATCAGGCGTCGATTCCGAGGGCTTTGGCGAGTGCGGCGTGGTGGTCGCTTTCCCAGCCGCTCTGGCCTTCGGGGTGTGACCAGAAGTATTGGCCTACTTTGGTTTTGGAGGGCATGACGATGACTCTCCTGCCCTTCGCGTTCCATACGTGGATGAGGGCTTCGTCGTAGGTGTCGAAGGATCGCTTGCCCTTGGGGTTGTAGATCCAGCGCGGGGGCGTTACCTTCCATTTCCTGGTTCCGGTCACGACATCCACGCTGGACTCGATACGCCACTTACCGGCGTGCGGCTTGTGCTTCACTTTGTCTCCCATGGCTAGAACGGAGGCTCGGAGTCGGCGGGGGCGCTACCCCATCCGCTGCCCGCTGGCTGGCTTGCCCATGGATCCTGACCCGGCACGTTGTTGCCGGATTGCGTGTTCCCGCCGCCCCAATTGCCCTGATTCGGGGTTTTTCGGCTGGATGCTGCCGGTTGCGACTGCCCGTTTTTCGGTGGGTAAATCTTCACGCCGTCAGCCGTGACATCCAGGGATACTCCCTTCGATCCGTCCTTGGCTTCGTATTCGCGGGCGTAGAACTCGCCGTAGATCTTGACTCGAGAGCCCTTGGCGACCTGCTCTGAGAGGTGTTCCGCATATGGACCCCAGACGGTTACGCGGAGCCATTGTTCGGCCAGTTTCTCCCAGCCGCCATTTCCGTCCGGTTTGGATTTCGAGTCGGCGACGGAGAACGTGAGTTTCGCACGCCCTGACTGGGTGAATTCGAAGTCTGGCTCTTTGCCAACGTTGCCAGTAAAAGTTATCTCGGCCATGTCTAGGCTGCTTTCGTTTGTTGGACTCGTGAGGTGAGGTGTTGTTTTCCGCATTCGCAGAGGTAGATGCGGAGTGGTTGGCCGCTCATCCTGGATCGGTGGACGGCTCGTCCGATTGCTTCGGTGGTGTCGGGGTCGTAGGCGCGTTTCGCCGGGGTGGGGCAGTTGGGGCGTTCGGCGGCGGACTTCGCGTTCTGCGTTGCCCGCCGCCTTGCCTTTGCTGCGGCGGTGCGGGTCATGCGTCTTCCGGTTCGTCAGGGTCGGTTGGGTCTTCGTCAGGCACGTCAGCGGCTACGGGTGCCGTGGGGGTTGCGAGTGCCTTGATGGTGTTCAGGTGGGATTGGGGTGCGCCGGCTGCTTGTGCGGCCGTCCAGAGTGTCCGCAACAGTTCCACGTCACCGCCAGCCATTGCGGCCTCAGCCAGGAAGTCGCGCTTGGGCGCCGGTGCTGCGTCGGGGAGTGGGTCGACGATGTAGGCGGCACGTTTGCCTCGGGTGACGGTGAGCGCGAGGGTGAGTCGCTTGTCGAGATTGCTGAGGTGGCTGATCTTGATGCCGCCTACCTTGTCGCGTCCGAATGTCACTTCGGGGTCACGGTAGAGGGTAAGACGTCGGCCAACATATGCAGATGAGTCCTTGCCCCATGCGGCAACGAGGAGTCGTCGGCACGTCTTGGACGGCTTGTAGGGGCGTCCGGGGAATTCGACGAGGTGTACGTTGACGGGCTGCTCGGCGGAACCCTCGTTGACCTGTTCGATGGTGAACGTCCGGGGGCCGGTAAGTAGGTCTTCCGCGTTGAGCTGGTCACTGCGGGGGGCGATTGACTCGGTGAGGTCCATCTCAAAACTCCATATCTGCGTATAGTTCGATGCGTTCCGTCATGGGCAGGCCCGTAACGGACGCGTTGTAGGTTGCGATCATTTGGGCGGCGTTCTCTTCGAACGCGGTGACGGTTTCGTGGATCGCGTCGAACCATCGCTGATCGGGGAGTACCCGCTTGAACCACATGGGCATGCCGCCGCAGTAGCTCAGGTAGTCGCACCATTTGCGGCCGGAGACGAGTAGCCCGCATTGGATTTGTGCCATGTTTTCGGCGGGTACTTCGTCGGCCAGGATCGTTTGGAGGTGCTTTTTCTGGCGGCGGGATTTGATTTCGATCAGACCGTCATCACCCACGAGTCCGTCTGGTGAGTAGCCGAGTTGGTAGTCGGAGTGGTTGAGGATCATGAAGCCCACTTCGGTGACTTCTGCGTAGTGTTCGCTGTAGATGCCTCGAGCGAACGGTTCGTCGAAGTTTCCACGTTCCATGTCGGCCGAGACGAACGTGGGTTCGGTGTAGCCGGTGATGCGTTCGGCGACAAGGTGCGCGGTGAGTGCGCGTGACGTGTCGTTGGCGGCGGGCTTCATCGTCTTGGTGGTGATGAGGGTGTCTATGACGGATGCGGTGACGATGCCGCGTCGGAGTGCGTGCCATTCGTCGGTGCCTTGCGCAACGTCATCGTAGACGTGCAGGCCGGTCTTGATTACAGTGCTCATTGTTCGTGGCTTTCGTGTTGGCAGTCGGGGTCTGGTTCGGAGTAGGTGACGGGTTCGCCGGCGACCATGTCCGTTCGGATGCGGCAGGTGTCGAGGTGGGTGGCCATCGCCGCTGCTCCACGTAGACGGCTTCTATGCCTTTGTCGCGGCCGCCGCAGAGTCGTGCGGCTTCCTTGGCTTTGTATTCGTTGTGGCCGTAGCGTCCGATGGTCCATACCCCGTCGTGGACGATCCATTCGCCTTCGGGCAGGTCGTCGATGGGTTCCCAGCTCATCGCCTTGCCGCCATCTTGTTCTGCCATGCGGCCATGCGTTCCTGGCTGGGGTTGACGTACCCGCTCGTAACCTCGGCCTGTGTCATGGGTGCGCCGTCGAAGTCTTCGGTGACTCCTCCGCAGTCTTGGCAGATGCCGAAGTGGTAGTCGTGGTCGCATTCTTCGGTAGTGGTGATGATGCTCATGTGATTGGTCTCCCTTGGTGGCTTGGTGTGTGATACCTACTCTACACATTTGTAGTGGTGTTTTGTAGTAGTGACGCTACTGTTTCTTGGACAAAAAAATTAGTGGCGCGGGTCGTCGTCCACATGGTTGGTGCAGGTTTCGTGGTGGTGGGTGGTGGTGACGGGGAAGGGGCCGATCCATTCGCGGACGCTATGGCAGTCAGGGTTATGGGTTGGCCTCGGTCTCATGACGCCCTACCATTCACCGGGCCAGCCGCGATCAGGAATTCGCGCCCTAATGCATGACGCCCACACTTCCAACATTGCGTCAGTTGGTCCGAAAGGGAGTTGATCACTGCGGCCATCTTCGCGCAGACCGGCCGGACTGAACCGACTTCCGCGATGCAAGCATGAAGCACCTGAATATAGGTAGTCGCTGGCCCGTCATCGTGGCGAAGCTTATTTGAACCATGCTGGCTCTCTCCGCACGGCACATCCGGTAGTTCCCCCACGAGTGTGGCGAGGTCCAGGTCGAGGGCGGTGGTCATCTGAACATCACCGTGCTGAGCGTGTAGATGATGACCGCGCCGGATACGGGGATGATGACGAGTGCGCAGACGGCTTCAAGGATCGTCTTGACCCACTCGCCACGCTCGGTCAGGTGGATCGGGTGGCGGCTCATGATTCCACCTTGATCACGAACATGTGCGCGGGGTCGTTGCCTTCTGCTTCGTTGGCGATCTGCAGCATCCGGCCGGCGAACTTCCGGGCTACCTCGCTGGACATGCGCAGGTAGTTATCCTCGCCCATCTCAATGAGGACGGTCTTGGTCTTGGGGAATGCGTGCATCTTCGGGCTGAACGTTCTCTCGGTCATTTCGCGGCCTCGTGGTCGATGGCGTTGCGTCCGCTGATCTTGGCTATCTCGTTGATGGCGTTCGGCTCCGAGATGTAACCCTTGAAGTACCGGTCAAGCGTGGCATTGATCGCGGTCATTGCGTCGTGGTCGTTCATGGGGCTACTCCTTCGTGCAGGACGGTGAAGTCGGGGCCGAACCCGCGGTGAACCGTCTCCGAGGACGTGAAGCGGGTTGAGATAGGCGTCGCCCAGCCACCCGCAAGGTTCTGCAGGATCATCCCGTCCTCGTCCATCAGGGCAACATTGGCGTCACCTTGAAGCAGTGCGTCTAGCTCATCGATGGTGGAAACGGTGCGGCGCTTGAAGTAGCCCTTGAGGCGTACGACGTCGAGTGCGTGTTCGGCACCTTCGCTGTAGCCGTAGAGGGCGGACGCGTTCGATGCATACTCGGGATGGCGCTTCGCGTCGTTGACTAGCGACTTGTGGATAGCGTCGAATTCATCGGGGTAGCTCACGCCGCACCGCCCAACAGCATGGCCCTGAGGTCTGGCGCGTGCTTTTCGAGGTAGCGTGCTGCGGCCGCCCGGTCGTCTTCGGCGATGGCCATGGATGCGAGGAGTGCGTGGCCGTTGAAAACGGGGGCGTAGGAGAGTGTGTCGTTGGCGAGGTTCAGGAGCTTGCTCATGGCTTCACCTCAACGAGGTCGACGCCGATGAATTCGTGGCGATCTTCCAAGTAGCGATTGCCGTCCGGGTTGTAGCGCAAATCCACGCACTCCTTGAACGTCTCCTCAAGTCCTGCGCGCAAGGCTGTCTCTTCGTTTCCATCGAGTTCCAGCGGCTCTGACGCCTTGGTGAAAATCTCGAATGTGATCGTCATGCGCTGGATCTTCTTCATGCGGCTACCTTCTTTTTTGCGGTGCGGAATGCTGCGGCTTGGAGGAGTGAGTAGAGCTGGTCGGCGAGTAACTGGTCGAGTCGGTCGCGGATCATGTCGCGGTTGTCGACGGTGCGGGACTCGTTGAGTTCGATGTCTTGGTGGGTGCCCGTGTCGAGGGATTGTTGTTCCTGGATGGTGGTGATGACCTCGTCCAGCCATGACGTGGCTTTCTCGTAGATATCGGCGCCGGTGGTGAAGGACAGGAACTTGGCCAAGTTCTCGAAGCGGTATTCCTCTTCGTGCTGGGGTTCCTTCGCGGGGGTGTCTTCAACGAACTGGCGGCACTGGGAGAGGATGGTAGCGCGGGCTTGGGTTTCGGTGAGTTTCGCGATGCTCATTTGGTGCTCCTGACGGTGTTCATGATGTTGGCGCGGCGCAGTCCGGTCGGGATGGGGAAGCCGCCGAGGAACCGGTACTCGAACTCTTGGGCTTCAAGCTCCTCGGACGTCCATGTCTTCCGGTGCTTGCCGTAACTGGACTCAACCTGGGGGAGGATCACTTTGCGGCCTGCTCAAGGTCGATGATGCGGTCGATGAGCTTCTGCGTGTATGGGAGTTGCCCGCCGTAGCTTCCGGCTGCGGTGAACTCAGAGGCCAGTTCGTCGCGACGTTCTTTGCGATGCGCGATCTTCGGCCCTTGAGATTCGATGAACTCGCCGATTGCCAAGAGTGCAAAGGCCGTGTCGCGGATTTCTCCTAGTCCTTCATGGATGTTCCGCGAGCAGGTGCCGCCATACGCCCGGTTACCGTCAAGCTCAACCTTGGGCAGGTCGCGGCGGGGGATGAGGACGAATCTTCCCCGGATAAGATCGGCGGCGCGGACCGCAGCGCCCCCGGTTATGGTTCCAATTTCACTCCAGAGGGTATGTGCCAAAATGTCATCCTCTGGAATATGGGTGTTGTCGCTCATGTTGTTCTCCTTCGTCTGCGGCCGGTGGGCCGTTCTACTGGTGTGGCTTCGGATTTGTCGAGGATGGTGTTGAGGTGGGTGTCGGTGAATCGCATGGTGCGTTCCCCGAATTTGAGGTAGGGCCAGGTTCCGTTGCGGGCGTTGGCGCGGACTGTTGCTGGCCGGAGTTGCAGGATCTTCGCGAGTTCTTCGACCTTGTAGGTGCGGGGGGTTTCGGTCACTTGCCGAACCTTTTGACGAGGTGTTTGCGGAAGGTGTGGATCAGGTTGGCGCGGTGCTGACCGGTGCCGGGAACGCCCCTCTGCTTGGCGTCCTCAATGGCGAGTTCGAACGACCATGCTCTGGCGTGGCGTCCGTTACTGGTGGTGGGTGACATGGTGTTCCTTCGGGATCATGGCGAGGACTGCGGTGCGGAGTTCGTGGGCGGTCGGGTCCGTGGCGATCAGTTCGCGCACGGCATGACAGACGGCTGCGGGATAGGTCACGCGCTGGCCCCAAGCCATACCCTGCAGAGTCCGCGGGCTCGTGACGGGCGCTGGGACTCGTGGATTCCGGCCTTCACGATGATCTTGGCGCGGGCTGCTTCACGGAACAGCGGCCCCCACATGGACGGGGCCGGCGGCAACGGGAGGCCGCGCTGGGTCAATGCGAATGCGTCGAACGGTTCGCCGGCGAGGGCTGCGGCTTCGATCGCGGCGAGAGCCTGGGAAGTCCAGTCGGGTTCGTTCGGGTCTTCAAGGACGGCGGGTCTGGTCATGGCTATGCCACCTCATATCCGGCGCCGCTAAGGGCCGCTGCGTGATCGAGTCCGCCACGGTATGAACCGTGAAGTTCCAACCAATCCGCAACCTCACCATCCTCAGTTGCCCCGAAGATGTAAGTCTCTGGACCCGAGTAAAGGGCGTTGACCGCCGAGACGATCACGTACTCGTTTCCCGATAGCGGCTCACTCAACTTGTAGTGCTCGGCGTGGCCGTTGAAGGTGGTCAGTGCGATGCCGGTCTTGGTTGCAGTGTTCATGGTTCTACTTCCTTGTTGGTGGTACGTCGCGGGTGACGGTGATGGGTTTGGCGGTGAAGAGTGCGTCGTGTGGGAGTTTGAAGAGTTTGGCGATGGCGTGGGCCACGTCGTGGTTGACGGTGTTGCGTTTGCCTGATCGGAGGTGGCCGATGGTAGCGCTGCTGATGGTGGCTTTGGAGTGCTTCTTGATGAGTTCGTGCTTCACGGCTTCCGCGAGGGTGCGGACGGTGTACTCGTTGGCCTTCATGAGCTGAGCGAACATTTCGGCATTCGTGAGTTTGATTTCGAGCCTTTCGGTGGTTGCACGCATGGTGTCTCCTTGGTTGTTTAGCGTTTCCCGAAACACTGGACACTCAACCGTTGAGACCTTTCCGGGTTGTGTTGTGTTTCCTGAAACACTACACGTTTGTAAACGGGCTTGTCTACGTTTTCTTTAGTAAATTCGATAGATTTACTTACGGGCGCTTGGAATCACCGGAACTACACGGCTGGGATTTGTAGACGCGCCCGTAAAATGTTGTGTTGACACACGCGAACAGTGAAGGGAGATTGAAGCCATGACAGCGATACCCGCACCATGGATGCGACTGATGGACAAGGTAGGGATCGCGTCGATACGGCAGCTGGCGAACGCCGCCGGCTTCCAAAGCAACACCACAGTCAACAACATCGTCATGAAAGGAACGCAGGCCAGTGAAGAAAACATGCAGAAGATCGCAAGCGCACTCAAGGTGCCGGTCGAGGAACTATACGGCATCACGTCCGGAGTAGCATCCAGGCCGCTAACGCTCCCACTGGGAACCGAGAAACTGTCACCACGCCAGAAAGAAGCCGTCGCGGAAATCATCCGCCTCATGGTCGAGGAGAAGGAAAATGCGCAAGAGTTTGTATACAAGAAGAGTGCCGAACCGGCCGAACAGGCACAGGAGAAGAGCGGCAGCGTAACCCCCATCAGGGGCCGCCGAACACTCACCCCGGCACAGCAAAGGTTCGAGGACACTGGGCGCAAGGTAGCCAAGACTAAGCGGGACTTTACGCAGGATTCGCCCAAGATTACCCCAGCTTCACCCCATACCGACGAGTAACCCCACTCTCTGGAAAAACCTGTCATATCGACCCCTTAGCATGCGTCCACGGCACTGGGCCGACACGTTCTGACTGGGGTATTGCGATGGGTCTTGAGATTGTTCTTTCGGATTTGGGTGAAGGCTTGTGCGGTTACTACGATCACGCCACCGAAACTGTCTACATTAATGAGCGGCTATCGATGCGGGAACGCAGGACCACGCTCGTCCACGAACTCATCCACTGGGAACGCGGCCACGCACCCGTCGACGACCTCTCCAGACATACAGCCAGGGAAATGGAAGTCGACCACGAAGCCGCACGCAGGTTGATCAGCTTCCCGCAACTCATGTGGGCCATCACCTACTACGGGTCCGGATACCCCGCACTCGACGCGCTCGACGTCGAACCGGGAACGTTCATGTCACGCATGCTCGCCATGACTAGGCTGGAACAAGTGATCTTCGATGTTTGCGCCATGCAATGCATCGGCATGAAGTCGAGTACAGCGTTATCAGCCGGTAGTTCACCGGCACTGTTGAACCTGCCCCGCGTGGTGGACGAAAGGATACTTGATGGTTTCGAACTTGTGGCATGAGGTGGGTACGTGAAAGGCCCGACAATGGTTGAACTGTTCGAACGGCACAAACGGAACAGGTCGATCCGGCAAATGATGAAGGTCGCGTCCGAGGGTGGTTACTGGATCCCGGTCGAAGCCTCATGGCGGCAATGGGCGAACCCGAACTTTGAGGCCGAACGCACCACGTTCCCAAGCCCCGACACAATCAGGGCGTTCGCGGTCGGCATGGGCGCAACAGAGACCGAAGTGCTCATGGCCATTGGCAGGAGCCTGGGGCTCGACGTGGGGCCGGAAAACGACACCGACCTCATACTCCCCGGTGCCGGTGTTCTCGGGGCCGCAGAGAAGAACATGCTGGCGACCATGGCCGCTTTTTTGGTGTCGAAGATGGAGGGGTGAGGGGTGCCAAGTCTGGGATTCCAGACAGGATGAAGGCTTGTTGACAAAGTCAAGAATTAGCCGCTGTTGCGTGTTCGATGCAACACGCAACAGTCACTAAAGACGAATGTCTTTGGTGAAAAACCCCGGATTCTAGGGGAAAATTGTGGCCGGAAGATGGGTTCGAGTCCCACCTCGGGCACAATGTTGTCGCAGGTCAGGGGCCTATTTGGCCCCTGACTGTTGACAAAAACCCCAAAAGTGTTGACACGGATCTAACATTTTTGTGTGGCCAGCATCCGCAAACGCACGAAAAGGGACGGAACATCCTCCTTTATGGTGCTTTGGCGCGACCCGAAGAGCCGCGAGCAACAAGGCCTGACTGTCACCTCCGAATCCGAAGCCGAGACCCTTAAACGCTTGTTGGATGCGAACGGACAATCCTTCGAAATTGCCCAGCAAGCAATCCTTGCGAACAAGTCCCAAGTACCAACTGTGGCCGAAGTGATTCAGGAGCATATCGACCTCCTGATTCGACCATCAAGTGGAACCACCCGGACCTACCAGACGATGCTCGATCTTCATGTGCGGAACGTCATCGGTCACATCCCGGTGGACAAGCTCGATTATCGGCACATGAATCACTGGGTGAAGTCCATGTTGGCCAAGGGCCGTTCCCCAAAGACCATCCACAACGTTCACGGTCTTATCTCTGCGGCGATGAACACCGCCGAGATGCTGCAATACATCCCGCGGAACCCTTGTCGCGGAGTGCAGCTGCCCAGCCTTGACAGGGCTGAGGATGAAGCGATGTTTCTCACTCACGCCGAATTCAGCTTGATCATGGAAGGCATGGGGGAGCGGTACAAGGCGTTTACGAACTTCCTGGTCATGACTGGGACTAGGTTCGGAGAAGCTACAGCGCTAACCGTGGGTGATGTCGACCTTTTGTCCAAGCCGCCCACGGTACGGATCAACAAGGCCTGGAAACGGGACGGGCAGTCGCAGTTTTACGTTGGAGCCACGAAGACCGGCGCCGGAAAGCGCACCATCGGGCTCAATCCGGCACTTGTAGAAATATTGATCCCTCTGGTTGCCAGCCGCCCCGGAAAGGAACTCCTATTCACCACTCCAAAAGGGCAGCGGATTGTCCATAAGCTGTATTGGCATCACTACTGGGTGCCGGCGGTCCGGACGGCGCAGGCGATTGGGCTGAGCAAGACGCCACGTATTCACGATCTCCGGCACACGCATGCGTCGTGGCTAATCCAAGACGGAGTCTCGCTATTTACCATTTCACGGCGCCTCGGCCACGCTTCAACCCGGACAACGGAACAGGTATACGGTCACCTGATGCCACAAGCGCTGCAGGCAGGTGCTGACGCCACAGAGCGTTCGATCACCGGATTCGTTCACTGA